GTTACGTGCCGCCGCCCTCTGCTCCCCTGTCGCGCCAAGTCGAGGCGGCGGCACGTAACCGTGTGGCCCCTTCGGGGGGCCAGTCACAGACCGACTTGTTGAACGTGCCCGTCTACGGTGTGCGCGACCGCGAGCGTCTGCTGACCATTGCGCAGGCTCTCTTCAACGAGATCGGGCGCAACGAGATGGGCGGAACGTGCGAGTCGAAGGACTTGTCCAGCTTCGGCGCTGGCAACGAAGACCCCGACTTGCTCCGCTTGCGCCCTGGTGACGCGGTGGAGTTCTACTTCGACGGCAACCTGCGCGGCGCGGCAAACCCGAACGATGCGGCCGACCACTTTCGGCAGCCCTTCGCGCAAGAGCTGCGAGAGATCACCGAGCGCATCGGCAGCGAACGAATGGCCCGTGCGATCCTCGCGACTTCGCGAGGGAGCATCCAGCGCATCCAGAACTTCTTTCGCGTCTCCAGCGTCAACTACACCTGGGCGCTCGAAGGGCTCAACGTGAGCTTCGAGTTCCAAAACTACTTCGTGGTGCGCAACGACCTGCTGGGCGCGGAGACGAACCAGCTCCTTCGCGGCGAGCAGGCGTCGAGTCCTGGCAAGCGCACGTCGGTTCCCGACCGCCGACCGCGGCCAACGTCAACGCCAGTGCCGCGCCGACGCGATATGTCGGATCGCCCGACGGAGGAGCAGGGCGTGATGGAAGCGCTCTTGCGCGCTCGGGGGCGCCGATGAGGCGAATGGGCCGCACGCGGCGCACGATCGACCTGGGCAAGCTCGCGTCCGCAGTCTCGCGGCCGGGAGTGGACCCGCGCGTTTGGATCACTCTCGCGGTCGTCACGGAGACGGGTTCCGACGCAGAGCAGGGGCTCTTCGCCGATGTGGAGTTCATCCCCTCGGGGGAGGAGCAAACCGTCTTCGTCGGGTCCGACTACGCGGGCGCTGGGTACGGCTCCGTGGTGAAGCCGAAGGTCGGCGACGTTGTGGTCATCGCCGTGCCCGAGGGCATTCAAGACGCGGGCCCCATCATCATCGCTCGGCTGTGGAACGGGCAGATGCCGCCCCCGCCGGAAGCGATCAACGGTGAGGACATCACCGACGACGTGGTGACCCGCGTGAAGTCGGGGGACAGCCACAAGCTCTTCGTCGATGGCGGCGGGGCTGTTCTCGTCGATGTAGACGGCGCCGGAGACATTCGGCTGCAAGCTCGCGGCTCCGGCAAGGTGAAGCTGGGGGACACGAACCTTCAGCCTGCGGTGCTGGGCAACGCCAACCAGAGCGTGCTCGACGACCACGAGACCCGCATCAAAACGCTGGAAACGGCCATCGGGCAGTTCGTAACAGCGTTCAGCACCCACACCCACGTTGTTACCGTCTCGGGCGTCACCGTTGGAGTGGCGTCGGCGGGCGGTGTTGCTGCGGTGCCTGCGGCCTTTTCACCCCCCGCGCCTGTACCGCAGACTGCCCCCGAGACCCGAGCAACGGACACGGAGGTGAAGTGATGCCGACGAACTACCAGGGCTTCGGCCTCGACTACTACGGCGTAGGTCCGTGGGGCATCGGCACTGCAACGGGCACCTTCTCGCTGGAGAGCATCTTCGCCAACAGCGAGCGGACTGTCCGCGTGACGTTCACGGACTCCGCACTCGTGGGGACTGCTCTGCTCGCCGGAGCTGCTCTGAACGTCTCGACGTGGAGCATCTCTGCCGACGGAACGCCGCTGACCCTGCTCGCGGTGCGTCAGGTGGACACCGACGGGCGGCAGTTCGAGCTGTACACGCTCCAGAAGTTTCCCGACCGCTTCGGCACGATCGAAGTCAGCTTCCCGAGCATTCTCGACGCGAACGGCGACCCGATCGTGGGCGCAACCTCGGGAGACTGCGCCGGGGCCAAGCACCCTCCGCGTCAGGTACTCGTGAACCGAGCCGAGCCCGCGGACATCGCCAACGTGGTCGTGGACAGTCAGATGGCTTCGGGAATCATCCCGACGCTGGCAGGCGGGGACTACGCGAAGCAGTCCGGGGACGTGCTGCTGGAGAAGATGATCTACCGCCGAGCTTCGGCGGTCCCTGGCGACTTCGCGTACATCCCGCCCGAGAACTTCGGATTGGGGCTTCGCCCCAAGGAGATTCTGCTGCTGAACGACGTTCCAGCGCTCCGCGCGGAAGTCGAACGTCAGGTCTCGCGTGAGCCGGATGTTGCGGACGTGCGCGCCGCCGTGATGATCGACGACGACGGCCTGGTGTTCATCCAGATCGACGCCAAGCGCGCCTCGACGGGCGGCCAGCTCAAGGTCGCCGTCCCCCTGTCCGGTACCGTAGTCCAACTGTAGAGGGCACCAATGGCTGGCCTAAAGCTCCATCGCTGCTTTTGGACTCAGCCCTCGCTTGAGTCGGGCCTGGATCGTGGTTCGTCCTACTCCACAGATGCGCGACCACTCTGTGATGGTGTGAGAAACGCCGTCGATAACAAGGCGTACGTTGGACCGACGGTTGTTCGCCTGATCCAGTCGGTTAGCCCATCGGCAGTTCTCGCGCGAGTAGGGCCCGTTGTTGTCGATGCGATCCAGCGTGTATCCACCTGCTGGTCTAGGCCCAACGTCGGCCAAAAAGTTCTCGAAGGACTCCCATCGAGGATCAACGGCGATCCCGCGACCCCCGTAATAGGCGTAAGCCCGCGACTTGGGGTTTCCGCATCGCTTCCGAATGTCGCACCACGTACGCCACTCCGCAGTTTTCGACCCGCCGTGGCGAAGGTTCCCGTACGTCGGGCCACCTGCTGTCGCCGCTTTGATGTTTTGCCGTGCGGCTTCCCTACGCAAACACCCACAGCTCCTCGTTCTCCCGCACACCAGGGCCGCCCTAGCAACCTCGCGAGTCGCGCCACAGTCGCATCGGCACACCCACTTCGATCCGTTCTTGGGCTGTTCGCTTGTGCTTCGACCTTCTACAGTCAGCCGTCCGAATCGTACGCCTGTGATGTCCACAACGTGAGACTACCACAGACTCATTGAAAGGGACAACCTAGTGCCACCGGACTTCCCCACGTTCGCGGACCAGCAGCGCCTCGCGCGAGACGAGATGCTGTCGAAGAACAGCACTCTCACGCTCGAAGTGATCGAGCGTGAGGGGTCGGATGCCAATGCCATCACCGCTGGCATGGCGGCGGTTGGCGACGACCTGACGACGCAGATGGTCCGGGCTCAGGCGGGCCTGTTCCTCGACTCCGCGCGCGGCACCACGCTCGACCGGCTGGTGTTCGACCGCTACGGCTTGAGCCGCAAGCCCGCTTCCCAGGCGCTCGGTTCGGTCAACTTCACGACTACGACGCCCGCCCCCGCGACCATGCCCATCCCGCGAGGGACTGTGGTTGCGACGAGCGACGGGCGGCAGTTCGTGACGTGGGCTGACGCGACGTTCCCGATGGGGTCCGTCGGTCCGATCGTGGTCGAAGTCCGCTCGACGCTCCCTGGCTCCGACCAGCAAGCCCGCGCCAACACCATCACGAGCATCCAGTCGCAGATCACCAACCAGACAGACGACCTTCGCGTCACGAACCCGCTCGCGACGGCCGGTGCCGACGACGAGGAAGAGGACGATCAGCTCCGTGCACGGGCCCGGCTCTTCTTCACTACTGCCCGCCGAGGAACGCTCAAGGCGATCGAAGCCGCGGCACTGAGCGTCCCTGGTGTTCGTACGGCCAACGTCTTCGAGGGGCTGGACGCACTCGGACGCCCCGCGCGGTTCGTAAACTTGGTCGTCACGGACGCTTACACCGACGACTTGGTTGATATCGACCCCACCCCGGCGACCTACCAGACGCAGAGCCAGGTGCTCGCAGACTCCGTTGCGCTCGCGCTGGACGACGTTCGGGCCGGGGGCATCTACGTCCAGATTCAGGTCGCGGTGGTCGTTCTGCAGCCGGTCACGCTGGGTCTGCGGTTCTTGGCTGGCGTGAGTGCGGACCTCGTAGCGCTGAACGCTCGCGCCGTGCTCGCGGCCTACATCAACTCGCTGAACCCCGGAGACGACATGCTCGTCTCTGAGCTGATCGCCCGCCTGCGGACAGTGAATGGGCTGGAAGTGACGGGTGCGGAGATTCTTTCTCCGGCTGGCGACGTAGTGGTGCCGCCGCTCTCGGTCCTTCGCTCCGGCATCAACCTCATCGTCGCCACCAGCGTGCAGCCCGACCGCGCACTCCAGGGAAGCGCCAACCCTGACGGGCTGGGGTACTAATGGCCGCCCCGCACATCACGACTCCGAGCCCTACGCCCAGCACGGCGATCAACCGTGCCCAGGTCGTCTACGTCGAGGTGTACGAGAACGGAGGGACGCTGCTGCACACCGCGCTGTCCGTCCACTTCGCGGGCATGGGCATCGAGGAGGTTGCGTTCGACGGCACGGATTTCACCGAGCCGTACCAAGCGCATTCCTTCCGCGTTCCCGTGACCGACATGACGTACGGGAACGGCTATGGGTACACGCTCTTGCGGGAGCCCTTCTGGCCCGACGGCCCGCGCCTGCTGGTCAGGGCGTTCAACACGGTTGGGCAATCGCAGACCACGACTGCAACGTGGAGCCTGACCGACCCGGTGACTCCCCCGGAGCCTGCGGTCATCCCTGTGTTCCCCTCCGTCCCCGGACCGGGGCCCGGTGGATCAGACGCTCCTGTGAACGACGCGGCGTACTACCTGCGTGTCTTCGATCACATGCTGCCCGAGTGGTACCTGTACCCGCTCAAGAACACCCCGAATAGCGGGTACGAGCTGTTCCGCGCTGCTGCTCAAGTCGGTGCGCGAATGTCTCAGGCCATCTGCAACTTCGAGACGCTGAACCTCTCGATGTTTTCCGCGGGTGGTAGCTACGCCACGGGTACTGTCGAGTTCACTCGGCCGAACGCCGACGCTGGCGCGGTGACCCTCGCTGCGGGGACCATCGTGCAGTGCTCGAAGTCCGGTCGTGGATTCATCACCACGGAGGACGCTGAGTTCGGCTCGACGGACTTGGGCCCCGTCGGGGTTGCCATCCGATCGTTGTTCAAGAGCTTCCAGTACAACGTGCCCGGCAAGCTCATCACGCCTGTCTCGAACATCGAACTGCCAGGGGAGATCGACACGATCCGCAGCGCCATTCAGCGTGACCCGACGACTGGAAACCGAACCTTCATCGAGCCCGGATTCGTCGTCGAGAACATCAACCCGACGACAGGCGGTCGGCCCCCCGTACTCGACCAGATTGGCGCCGACCGTGGGATCGAGCGCGGCGTCGGGGAGCCTGACGAGAAGTACCGCTACCGCGTGCGAACCCTGCCCGACACGGTGAGCCCAGGAGCCTTTCGCCGGTTTCTCGACTCGGTGTTCGACCTGTACGGGCTGACGTACGACTTCGTGGAGACCTTCGAGAAGGACTACCAGACGGCCTACGACTACCCGAGCCCGAACGTCGGAACCCCGACGTACCTGTCGGACCCGCTCTCGTCCCGACTCGCGCTCTGGAAAGACCTTTTCGTGTTCGACTGGCCGACGACCCCCGCGGTCCCGATCTCGAACCGCTGGCTGGACGACGTGGAGATGCGGGGCACGGTCATCATCGGCGTGCCCAACCTCCCGGCGCAGTCTGACGTGGGGATGGCTTACGACGACACGGCCATGGACGAAACTGATCGGTCGGTGACGACCGGGCAGATCACAGGGCGGCGGTCCATCTCCGCGTACGACGTGCCAAGTACGTTGGACAGCACGCTCGGACTCCAGGGCGGCTACGATGGGTTCGACCTGCCCAAGCGGCAGTTCTACCTGACGCTTCTGGAAAACCTCAACGCCATCAAGGCGGCCGGTGTCACCGTGCTGCTGGAACTCCGCGGAGAATAGACGTGGGAAACAACGCCTGGGATCAGACCTCGATCAACGTCCGAGAGCGGCCGTTGAGCAGCGATGTGAACGGCGAGGCGTCGCAGATCAACCGCACCCTGCGGGAGCTGCTTCGCTATCTGCTCGCGGGGAGGGCCAGCAACTCGGTCCTGACCAACGCTCCGGCGACGGGATTCCTGGGCGACAGCTTCCGCGTCGGCCCCGAGTCTCCGGCTGCCATGGGGGTCGTCGTTCGCGCCGGGTACGGGTTCATGGACAACCTCTCCGATGTGGCTGCGGACATCGGGGGCTGCCTGAACTTGAACGACCTGTCCGCGTACAAGCCGATGTTCCTGGGCACGAGTCAGTCGTTGACTGTCCCGGCCGCCGACCCGTCGAACCCGCGCATCGACATCGTGGAGGTGAAGTACGACCGTCGGCTCACGGACAACACGTCGCGCGACGTGTTGAACACCGGGACTGGCGCCTTCGATCCCACGCTCGTGAACAAGACGCTCGCCTGGATTCAGGACGGGCGCACGTCGCTGAACGGCTCGGCCAGCATCAACTACAAGACGGGCACTCCAGCCGGAGTACCGGCCGCACCGTCGACCAGCGCTGGGTACGTCAAGATCGCGGAGATTCTCGTCGATGCTGCGGCTACGTCGATCGCCGAGAACAAGATCAAGGACACCCGCAGCTTGCTGTTCCCCAACGGCGGGTTCGGACGTGTCACCGGGCGTATCCGCCTCGCGATGACGGGCAGCCCGCCCGCAGTCACGCTCGACTACTTGAACGCCCCGCCCGGTGTGAGCGTGGCCTTTACCACGGGGTACGCAGGCGCCGGGTTCGCTCGCTTCGCCACCGCGTACGTGATCGGCGGCAACATCACCAGGGTTTCGGCGGTCGCACAGGCAACCGAAGAGGCGGGCGCTGCCTACGCGCTCAACACCGAGCTGCGGAGCTGCGAGGTCAACTCGTCGGTCTTCACCATCGACTCCGGCAGCCAGACAGCGCTCGCGGCGGCCACTGTTCCCGCTGCTGTTGCGGCGGCCATTGGCCAGAAGGCGGCCATCGCCAGCTTCTACCCCAAGAAGTTCGACGGCACGACCGTGGCCCAGCCCACGTCTGGGACCATGACCATCGACTTCGCGATCGACTTCCAGACCACGTAGCCGCCTGCGCTACCCTGACGGCCAGGAGGCTCTGTGCCCGCTGCGATCATCAAGATCAACGGGGTAGCCGGTAGCAACACCGACCTACCGATCGACACTTCCGTCGTCCTGACCAATCAGGATGCAGGGGGTGAGATCACCTACGCCTGGAGCATCGTCGACCAGCCTGACGGGACTGCCGATGTGCTTTCGGGTTCGAGCGGGCCGTCGGTCACCTTCACGCCCAAGAAGGAAGGCACCTACCTGCTCCGGCTCGTGGTCAACTCGACCCTGAGCAACCAGGTCGTTGCTGCTGTCCGGCACCTCAAGACGCGCATCCGAATCCCGGCAGGGTCGGAGACCAACGAGGCAGCCTCGGCCCCGCGAGGGTGGGCTACCTCGGCGAACATCACGCTCGGGCTCATCGACGCAACCAAGGCCGACCCTGGAATGGTCGTCGGCCAGGCTGGAGCTTCGCTGGCCCGAGGGGATGTAGTCCGACTCTCCGGTGTGGCGACGATCAAGAGCGGTCTTCCGGGCCAAGAGGTCGTCCCTACTTGGGTCAAGGCTGCGGCAGACACCACGGGGAACACCCGCGGCCTGCTGGGCATCGTGGAGGGTGCGGTTGACGGCGGCTCGATCACGAGTGGGTCGCTCATCAACGTGCGTCTGCGCGGTCTGTTCCAGGGAGCGACGATCGGTGGGTCGCCGTCGTCGGGAGCACAGGTTTTCCTCGCGGACACGGCGGGCACGTCCAGCACGTCTGCGGGCACAAACCGCCGTTTGATTGGCCGCATCGTGGGCGGGTCTGGCCCGTGGGATATCGCCTTCGACGGCGCGGGTCTGTACGACGACGCCGTAGCCGTGGGGACGTTCGTGCCCACCACTCGCACGCTCCAGGGGACGAGCCCCATCGCCATCGCAGGCGGATACGCGGCGGTGGACTTGTCGGCCAACCGCGTAATCTCGCTCGCCATCTCGGGGGAGCAGGACGAGGACGTCATCGTCCGCAAGGCGGGCGCGTGGACGCGGTTGGCGAAGGGTGCGAACGGCACGTACCTGGGCGTGACCGCGGGTGTGGTCGGGTACAGCGCTCCCTCGGGAACGATCTACAGCGCGGGCGCGGGGCTAACCCTCACGGGCAACACCTTCGCAGCGGACTTCGGCACGTCCGCAGGCGAGGTGCTGGAGGGGTCGAACGACGCGCTTTACGTGAAGCTCGCGGGGGCGCAGACCGTGACGGGGGCCAAGACGTTCGCCGCAGACGTGACCCTCGGGACGGGCGCGCGGATCATCGAAGACACCGGCTCCGGGCTCGTCACCGTCTACGAATACCTGAGCGGCCAGCACGAGCTTGGGACCACCGGAGTACCCCTTCGGCTCTCGGGCGGTGCGACGCTCGCCCTGCGCAACGCCACGAACAACCGCCTGGAGCTCACGTCCACTGGCGTAGACATCCTCACGGGGTCCACCCGGAAGTTCACGCTCACGTCTGGCGTTCACATCGGCATCTCGAACATCTCCCGAGTCAGCGGCGAGGTGAGCGCGCAAACGCGATTCATCGTCGGCACGGGAGCAGCGAACGCCTCGGCGTCCTTCGAGATGCAGAGCACCACGACCGGGTGGCTCGGGCCGCGCCTCACGACGACGCAGCGCGACGCGATCAGCTCTCCCGCCACGTCCCTCGTGATCTTCAACACGACCAACGCGCGCTTCGAGTGGTACTCGGGCAGCGCGTGGCTGCCGTGGGGAAGCTGGCTCGGGGGCGAGCCCTTCTACTTCGCCGGTCCCGCGGGCTCGGGGCCCGGTGGGTCGAACCCGCAATACGCCACCCTGACCGCGATGATGAACGCCATGGTAGCGGACGGCGCCACTGCGCTCGCCCCCCGCGTCGGGTTCTTCACCGGCACGATCACGGAAAACCCTACGCTGCGCGCGGGCACGTTCATCGTGGGCCTCGGGGCCTCGCGCCGCGCCAACACCATCGTGGGGCGAGTGGACTACCAGCCGTTGTCTAGCCCCAACACGCCGATTGCGGGCCTCGCCCACTGCCGCGTCGTTCAAGCGAGCGCTGCGGTGGACGCCATCTACGTGCGGCCCGCGGCAGACGCAGAGCTGTGGCTGGATGATGTGGAGTCGGACTGCGCCGCCACCTCCGCGTCCTACGCAAGCCTCCATGTGGACGGCTCGCTCGGCGGGCTGGTCGTCGTGCGTGCCACTCGCTGTGCGCTCACCACCCCCGGCGGATCGTCCGCGAAGGCTCTGCGCGTGGTGAGCGCCGGGGTCTACTACGACGGGCACATCATTACGGGCGCTTCGGGCTCGGCCCAAGCGGACGCCATCTACGCCAGCTCTGCCACTGTTGTGTTCAACCCGGTGCTGGACGGGCTCGACGCGGACAAGCATCTCGGCGGGCGCGTGTACCTCACGGGGACGGGCTCCGTAGTCACCCTCGGAGCAAACACGCGGCACGAGACAGCAGCTCTCTCGGGCTCCAACCCGCCCGTGACCATCGACGGCGCCCAGACGGTGAACCTCGGGGCCAATGTGCGCGTGAAGGCGGGGGCGAACACCACGAAGCACATCGAGAAGACCGGCGCAGGGACGGGCACGGTGAACGTGCAGGGCCCGGTCATCTACGCGGACACGACCAGCGCCGCGCTCCAGATCGACACCGGGATCACCTACAACGGTGAGACGACGACGCAGCCGGAGCGGGTGCAGCTCATCACGACGACGGCGACCATCGCGAAGGACACCACGCTTGCCATCGTGATCCCAGGGTCGGGCTCCACGTTCACCGTCACGATGCCGAACCCGACGGGGTTCCAGCCCGATCGACGGCTGCGCGTGAAGTACACCGGGCCGACCAACAAGCAGAACCTCTCGCTCGCTGCGCACACGTCCGGCGGCACGGACTACGACGCGGCCAAGAACACCATCACGCTCAAGTGGAACGACGCCTACGACTTCGCTCCGCGGAGCTCCGTGTGGCTGATCCTCGGGCAGTACAACGCGAACCCGAGCGGCGGTGGTGGCGGGAGCCCGACGTACACCTACGTGCCGTTGGTGAAGGGCGGCTTCTTCACGGTGGGCATCAGTTCCATCTTCGTCGGAGGTGGGTCGTTCAAGACGGCCGAGCACGACCTGACGGGTGGCCGCACGATCAAGCTCCGCGCGCAGATGTGGGTGGAGGACTTGTCCGCGGACGCCCAACTCACGCTGTACGACGACACCGCGACGCTCATCGCGACGCTCAACACGTCGAGCGGCGTGGCGCCCACGGAGGTGATCTCCGCAGACCTCTCCAGCTCCTTCGGCAGCGACAAGAACCTGATCGCGTACCTCGTGGACGCCAACAGCACGGTGTTCAAAGCCAACATCGTGAGCGCGGAGCTGGTCATTGGCCCCTGACGTTCAGCGCGACATGCACCGGGTCTTCGAGCGCAACGGCAGCGCTCGTCGTGTTTCGCGTGAATCGTCGTGCGGTAACGAGCGTCAGCAGCCGAAACCTCTCGACGACGAGCGCGAGCGGTCGGTCGAGGGGCGAAACAACCGTGGTACGGAGAGAAGATGAGTAACTGCGGCTGCGCGGCTTTCACCATCGTCGAAGGGGACACGCTCCCGGTGCTCAAGGACACGCTTGCGCAGGACGGTGTGGTCCCCGAAGGGCTCGATGGCGCCACGATCAAGTTCGTGGCGGTCCACCGGGTCTACCGTGTCCGCATCGAGAAAACCCCAACGCTTTCCGACGCAGCGTTGGGGTACGTGGATACCTCGTTCGCCGCCAGCGACCTTCAGGCGGGCGAGTACGACTACCGCTACGAGGTCACGATCGGCGCCGCCAAGCTGTCGTTCCCAAACACGGGGACGCTTCCGATGCTTGTCCTTCCAAGGCTATAGTCGTCGCATGGCAATCTACCGACAGGTCATCACGCTCGATGCGGTGAGCAGCTACCCCGGCACCCCACAGGTAGTGATTCCATTCGTTCCGAAGTCCATCGCGGTCGTCAACGAAGGACCGACGGGAGCGAACGCCCTCGTGAGCTTCGATGGTCAGAGCGACGACGCACAGCTCACTCCTGGCACTCCGAGCGCCGGGATGGTGTTCAGCCAGAGGACTACGCGCGTGTGGCTGAAGCGAGGGGCCGCCGCCTCGGGTATCGTCGTGCAGATCGTCGCGGAGGGCTGACGTGCCGCAGTTTCTCGGCGCCCTGATGAGTGGGGGCGGGCGGCTCGCGCCCCCGGACCTGATCTTCGCCGCACGCTTCACCTTCCGCGTGAGCTCGTTCGGCTTCGCCTCGTCGTTCACGGGGATGCCTCAGTTCACCGTCACGAAGGCGGCCAGCTCGGAGACGATTCAGTGGGGCGCGGGCCTCGTGTTCGATGTGAGCTTCCTTGCGGGAGTCCCCAACACGATCCTGTGGGGACGCCCGGACGACACGCGCAACGGCGGGGTGATCGTAGACGGCCCATCGACGCAGCTCGTGCTCGACCCCCGGAACTTCGGCACGGCCAACTGGGCGTTGGGCGGGGGCGCTTCGCGCGCGCAGGTGCCCGCGCAGACTACGCCGCTGGGGGGCACGAACGCATGGCGCGTAGACGCCCCCAGCGGGGTGTTCGGCGTCGGAGAGAACGCCGCCAGCGGGTCGGCGGGAGTCGTCACCGTCAGCTCTTACGTGCTCTCAGCGAACGGCGGGCCGCCCGGGTTCAACCTGTTTCTGACCCCAACGCCGCGCGTGCCGAACAACGGAGGCGCGGCTGCTTCGTGGGCCCGCCTCGCTGCCACGGGGACTGCCACTTCCTCGTCTGCGATCGTGCCAGTAGACGGGCGAGACCAGACTGCGTTTGGGGGGCTCGCCCCCGGCGCGCGATCAGCCTACGTGGACTTCGCGCAGCGGGAGGCGCTCCCGTTCGCAACGGAGTGGTTCCCGTCAGGCACGCGCCCCGCGCGCTACCTGACGATGGGCGCGGCGTACATCGCGCCGTTCATCGTAGGTGGGCAGCTTGGGCTGGAGCTCACCTACTCCCCCCGCGGCAGCGTCGGGTACACAGGCACCGCGTACCTCTGGTGGCAGAACGCTAGTAACTACGTCGCGCTCAACACCGCGACGGGCGTACTGACGGTGCGAGTGGGGGGCGTCAACAACACCACCTCGCCGCTCACATGGGATGCGCTGGACGAGCTGCGGTTTTTCGTCCAGTTCGGCGGCGGGCTACCCACCATCGTAGCGATGGGCCGCAACCGGCTCACCGTCACGAAGTGCTCCATCACGGGGTCGGCGCTTGGTACGGTGAGCGCAGCCAACACGAACGTCCTGTCCGACAACGCGAACGGGCACGTCTACGGATGGCTGTACGACCTGAACTTCGCCCAGCCCCGGAGGCAACCTGTATGGGCCGTCTGATCCTCGTCCTGTTCGCGCTCCTGCTCGCCGCGTGCGAGCCCCCCGCCCTGCCTGCAACGGGCGAGCGCTACGTGATCGCTTTCGAGGACGACGTGCCGGGAGCGCCGACCGCTTGGCGCCCGGAGCATCGTCGGGCACTCTCGGCGCTGACCACCATCCTCGCGCCGACGGGGGCTACCTTCCGCTTCGGCACTACGAGCGAAGCACACCTCATCCTGCGCACGTTCGATTCGGGCGCTCGGTGCGAGCATGGCGGCGGCTACTACGAGGTCGGCACCAACGAGGTGTTCATCGACTACGCCTGCGCACACGGCGACCCGCAGCTCCTGACGGTCTGCGGGCACGAGGTGCTCCACTGGTACGAGTGGAAGCACACGCACGCCCGGCCGCACCACATCTGCCTCGCGCCGCGAGACGAGTCTGATTGCTGGACGGGCGAGTACGGGGAGTCGGTACTCAACCCCTGGCTCGGATCGGAGTTCGACCCCGAAGGCAACCCCCTGGGTCCGCGCTCGTTCGAGCTCAACGAGATCACTCTCCGCTTCGTGCGGACGTTTCAGTAACCGCGTTACGCGCTAGGCTACTCCTCCGGGTTCGGCTCGGAGGAGTAGCCTATGAAGTTTCAGATCAAGCAGCTCGAAGAGCTCATCGGCGGGGAAAAAGTCGGCACGAACACGGACCTCGAAGTCGAGATTCCCGACAGAGCCGTGCGCGTCGGCGAAGCGATGGTCTTCGAGGACTACGGGTGGTCCTCTCACCCAGGGTGCTCCGCGTGCCGCGAAGGGCAGCCCTGCCTTCAGCTCGTCGCAGTTTGGATGCAGTACCGCACCGCCAAGGTCGAACACTGCTGGACGCGCAAGGCTGGCAGCGGTCCCTACCCGTGGTCGATGGCGGAACCCAAGTGAGCGGCCCGCTACGCTGGTTCGGAGGAAAGGGCGGCATGATGAACCAGCTCCTACCGCTGTTCCCTCCCGCAGCCATGTACGTCGAGCCGTTCTTCGGGGGTGGGTCGGTCTTCTTCGCCATCCCCCCAGGTCGCTACCGCACAATGGTGGTCAACGACATCAACCGGGAGGTTGTGACGTTCTTCCGCGTGCTGCGCGACAGGCCCAAAGAGCTCGAACGAGTGCTGCGGCTCACGCCCCACTCCGCGGACGAGTACGCAACCGCGTACAACCCGCCTGTAGACGATCTGGACGTGGCCCGCCGCTTCTGGATGAAGACGCGGCAGAGCTTCGGAGGGATCGCAAAGCAAGGCAACGGGTGGGCGCGATCTACGCCGGGTTCTCCCGTCCCCGAACGTAGTGCGAGTGTGATCGAGCGCCTGGAGGAGTACGCCTACCGGCTCTCCCGCGTCATCGAGATCGAGAACCGAGACGCCATCCAGGTGATTGACTCGTACGCGAAGCCGGATGCCTTCGTTTATTGCGATCCTCCGTACGTGCTGTCCTCTCGCGTAGACGAGGACGTGTACGCGCACGAGATGGACGACAACCACCACCGCCGATTTGCAGCCGCGTGCAACCGCGCCCGCGAGGTCGGAGCAATGGTCGCCATCTCGGGCTACCCGAACCCGCTCTACGACGATGAGCTGTTCGCGGGGTGGTACCGAACCACGTTCGAGGTCGCCCTCCGGGTGGCGCCTGCGGAAGCTCGCAAAGGCGTAACGCGCACGGAAGCACTGTGGACGAGCTACGACCCGGCGAAACTCTCCGCGATCCGCGCGCCCGCCCCGAAGGCAATGAGCGCTACAGAGAAGAAGTTACTCGGAGCCGCCGCGGGCCGTAGAATCTCCACTCGATAGGAGGCTCGCGTGCTGGTTGTCACTCTTCTCGGCGTCGTGAACGACGGTCGCACCTTCAACCCACGGGTGCCGCAGTACGGCGCACAGCAGGTCGATTTGCCGCTGGGCGTATCTGCCCTCATCCGTGTCGAGATGGTCTACCCAGACGGCACACCCGCGGCGCTCGACGGGAGTTACTCGCTGACGGTGAAGCGATCTCCCATGGCGCTTTCTGTCCCCGTCGGGTTCATCAAGACTGCCAGCGCAACGGGGAACATCGTGGAGTTCACGATCACGCCCGCAGACACGGCCGGGATGCCTCCGCGGCGGTACATCTTCGACGTTTGGCGACTTTCAGACGACGACCGGACCTGCTTGGTCCCCGTCTCGCCCTTCGTGATTCTCCCCACGTCGGGTCGGCCAACGTAGCCACCAAACAGCGGATACACTCGGGCCATGAACCTGCTCCTACAGGCGGATCAAGTGCCCCCCGTTGTCGCATCCGGTAGCGACGCGATGAGCAAGCTCGCGGCCAGTGGTCCCATCGGGGCGGTCTGCGTGTTGCTCGTGCTAGCCGTCGTGTACCTGTGGATCGACGCACGCACCGAACGGAAGGAGGCTGCGAAGGAGATCAAGGAGTTGACGGCTCGCGTCGCGACAGCGGACTCTGCGAAAGCGCTGGCGATCATCGAGGCGAATGATCGCCACAATCGGCTGTTGGCCGAGACTACGACGCGCGCGAATGCCGAACTCGCGGCTGCCAAAGAGGCTCACCTCCGAGCTACGAATGAGCTGCACGCAGCTCGGGTAGCGGACGTGAACCTTAGCAATCAACAAATGGTACAGATTGTCCAATCCTGCACCAGTGCGTTGACGGCGAACAGCTCCTCGCTGGAAACTTCAGCGCAGGCGCTTGCGGAACTCCGAGAGGGCATTCGCGACCTGTCTGAGGAAACCCGCGCGGCTCGCGTCCGATGGATCGCAGCGCACAAGGGAGACCACAGCGATGAACACGGTAGCTAAGGCACCCCGCGATCACGTCATCACCGCCAAGTTCGGGTCGATGGACCCCGTTCAGCACCTTTGCCGTGCTGCGATGGAAGTCTGCGAGAAGGCGGCGAAGACGAAAACCGAAGCGGCTCGCCTCGGCGCCGATGTGAGCCGTTGGCGACGCGAGAGCGGCACCAGGCTCACCGCTACGCGGTAGCATCGAGGGCATGACGCCCTCTCTGCGAGAACAACTCCTCTCCGCGCTTGTCACGCTGCTCTTGGCCGTCTCCGTCGCCGTGAAGGCGTGGGTGGACGCTAAGAAGAGCGCTGCCGACAAGCCGAACGCGATCAACAACGCGGTGGTCGCGCTCACCAACCTCGCCAACATCGTCGTCACTGAGCTCTGGCAGACGACGGTGGCTCAACTGAAAGACCCGACCAAGCCGGGCGCGTGGGATGACGACGCAAAGCGCTCTGTCGCGCGAGGCGCCATCGCACGTCTGACCTCGCTCGGTGCGGGGCCCATCCGGGCCCTGTCCACGATGGGCATGACTCCCGCCGCGGTGGACGCGCTCCTCAAGTCGCTGATCGAGTCAGAGGTCGTGAAGCTGAACATCTCGCTCGCGATGGCCGCGTCTGCTCAGATCGTCGCGGTGGACACCACCCTGCTCGAAACCAGCGGTGGGGACGACGAGGACGACAGCGATTCGCGGGTCAACACCACCGGGAAGCACATCTCGTGAAGTGGGACATCAACCGCGTCGTAGCGGTCTACCGTGGTGACGGTGACTGGATCACCGAGATCATGGAAGACGTGTCGGGCCAGCTCGAAGTCCAAGAGCCCGGTCACAAAGACGGCTGGACTGCGTGGCAGCAAGAGCGCCTGATCCCGCACCGCCGTTGCCCCGCCTGCGCGTCAGGCGAGGGGTGCCACCAGCTCTTGCAGGTACCCGACAACCGACCGAACACCGTGCTCGTGATCCACGAGTACACGCCCGGAGAACTCTCGTGACCCTCAGAACCATCGGACTGATCCTCGCGGCAACGATCCTCACGGCCTGCCCGCCCAAGTACACTCGCGAACCGTGCGGTGCGGCGGGTGCGTGGAGCTGCGTGCGCGACCAGCCGCATCACTGCGTGGGCAATCCGCCGGGGTGGATGCCCATTGGCGACGAGCCGTGCTCCCTCGGTGGGCAGCACTGCGCGATGGAGAACGGAGAGGCGTACTGTGCGGCAGGACTCTCGGACGGAGGTGTGCAGTGAGCACGATGTCGCAGGCGATGATCGACGATCTGATCGCACTGGAGCAGCGGATCGACGCGAGGATGGACGAAGAGTTCCCCGCGGACTGGATCGTCAAAGAGGACGACCCCTTCATGCAGGCTGCTGCGTGGGGGCTGGACCGGGTGAAGGACGTGAAGGCCGTCGCCCGCATGATCTCGTCGCTTATCGGGGTGAAAGACCCCCTCGCAGCGATCTCCGCGGTCGACGGTAAGACCTTTACGGACTCGTACGTCACCACGTACGGTCGCCGCATCTCGGCTCCGCGATGGATGCACGCACGAGAGGCTGTGGTCGAGCGCCTCTTGGTGAAGCCGCACGAGCGGCAGCACGTCAAGCAGCACGCTGATCAGGTGAAGGGCTCGGGGTGGCCCGACTTCACCTCGCACAGCGTGCTGTACCTCGCGGGCGTGCTGGCCCAGACCGAGGATGGGTCGATCTACGTCGGCAAAGTCGAAGGCGACGGCTACGGCGTGAGCGCTGCGATGGAGCTGTTCCTCACCGGAACGGTCACGAGTCGCGACGCGCGCATCGAACAGCTCAAGGCGCACTACAACCTGGGCGGGTTCGGCCCGCAGGCTGCGGAAGCGGCGCTGCGCACGCACTACCGGACGCTGGAAAGCGGCGGTACGCCGAACATCTGGGCCGCCCGCGTGGCCCTCGCGGTCTGCGAAGTCCACGGGCAAGGCCTCAAGGGCCGGGTGTCGTTGTGACCACCGACGCCGCATGCGGCGGGGCGTGGTTCCGCGGTCCCGTACCGACCCTGTACGACGGCAACGGTGGACCTCTCGCCGCCCTGCGTGCCTCGGCAACCCTTCTGAGCATGACGAAGCCCGAAGCGGTCCAGATTCACTCCTGGTCTCCCCGCCAAACGGCGGCCGAGCTCCGCAAGATTCTCCCCGGCGCGGGGGTCATCTGCGGTTTCGGGGTGGACTCCATCGCCCGCGAAGTGGCGAAGGCTCGAAACACCGAAGCCAAGGGCATCAACACCTTCGTCGAGCTCGCGCAGATCGCTCGCGATGTCGGTGCCTTCGCCGTTGTTTGGAACGCAGAAGCCTCGTGGAAGCGTCCGCCGACCAGTGAAGAGGCGAAGCGCATCTACGGCGTCGTCCAGGGCGGCCTCGCAGCGGTCAAGGAGCGATTCCCGGCGCTGTGGCAGTGGCACACTGCCTACGACCACCCCAGCCTGCATTCCACCTACCCGTGGAAGGCGTGGCTGGGGCCCGGATCGCCCATCCTCGCGAGCCTGCCGCAGGTCTACGCAGCGGGCGAAGGCGTCGTCACTGCGAAACGCGGTGCGCTGCCGGACAGAGAGAGGCGCGCGCTCGACTCGTGGGCCGCTGCTGTGCGCGCAGGGTGGATCAAGGCCGACGATCCCGAAGGAACGGAGCTCGATGCGATCGACGTAGACTGGATGCCGTACTACCAGCTCCACCACGTCGCCTTCGCAGACACCCTTCCCGCGCTGCTCGCTCTCCCCCTGACCTTCGGGTGGGCGCTCCCCACTCGGGCAGACAGGGAAGGCGCGGCTGCCTTCGCGTGCGCCTGCCGGATGCACCACTTGGGCTTCACTGGCCCCACGGCGGTGCGGGACTTTCAGAAGGCGCACGGGCTCTCCGTCGATGGGATCGCGGGCCCCGTGACCAAGGCTGCGATCGAGTCGGCGGCCCAGAAGAAAGGCTTGCCCGCTCCTGGGTCAGGACCGTAAGAAACTTCTGGTTGGACAGGCCAAAAGCAAAGGGCCGGGGAGAGCACCACCTCTCCCCGGCCCTTCGTCTTTCGATCCTAGTGCGCGCGCAGGATCGTCTCGCGCGAGACAGGCACGCTCGGGTCGCCACCCGACCAGAACGCGGCTGCGGTTGTGGCGGTTGCGAACCTGCGCGCCCGCTCTGCGTGCGAAAGGAGCTTTGACTCCAGTTCGTGCAGGTCGTCATCCGGCACGAGCATCTCGCTCGCCAACCGGCGGGCATGACGAACGTGGGCTAGAGCGCGCTGGAGGTCTGCGGAGTAGTCGAGCGCGTCTCGCGGCAAGATCGGGGGGTAGGTCTGAAGCTCTGTGTTGGACATGGCGGGCTCCATTCTGCGCATTCCGGGCCAAGGACGCACGCGGGGGCTCTCTGGGCAAACAGGGAACCCCCTCTTAGGTCTTAGACCGGCGCTTTCTTCGCGTCACAGGAGCGGTCGTGCGACTCGAACCCGATGACTACTCGCGTGAGCGTCATCGTCGACGAGATCATCTGCGTGACTTCGTGGTCGACGATCTTCGCCATCAAAGCCCCGACCGGGCAACCCGCAGTTTCAGCTCGGGAAAGTACGTCCTTGTTCATCTGGGTCATCAAGGTACCCAGCAGCATCGCAACACCGACACCCCCGTGCTGTTCGAGGATGCGATCTGCCTGGTCACGGATGCCCTCCATCTCTTCGTCCACCACCGGACCGTGCCGCTCTGAGAGAAACTTGCCGAACGCTTCGCTGCCCTCCTCGATCCCCGCGGCTTTTGCCTCCTCCTTGAGCTTGTCCAAGGCGTTCAGAACTCGGTCAGTCGTCGTCTCCATGATGCTCTCCTTCTTAGTTCGATTCGTCGTCGTCCGGGTGGATCGAGTCCACGATGTCTGCGGCGATGTCCCAGCGCCCGAGCAGGCACAGCAGGATCACAACGCAGAACAGCAACACCAGGGGCCAGTTCTCTCGGAGGAACCCGAGGAACAACATCAGCTCTGCCTGCCAGGTCATCTGGACACCTGAACCAGAGCGTCGGGGTATGCTCGCACGCGGCAAGGTAATCGCGCAGCCACGGCAGGAATCGCGCGTAGGTACCCCCACTTGTTCGGGGGCTCGAACGCCTCGAAGAACTCGGGGTCGGATTCGAGCACCTCGATACCCTTACGCAGCGGCTCGATGAGCTGCGAGGCTACGACGATGCCGACCTCCTCGGGTCGCCACACCAGCTCGTAGATGCCCGCCTTGTCAGCCATCGTGTTGAGGTTGTGCGTGATGTTGGCCGTGTACAGATCGTGCTCTTCGCCCGCCTCGTCGCGGCGGTAGAGGTACACGTCCAGGCTCATCGCGGGCTCTTCGCGTGAACCTTCCTCTGGACCTTGGGCATCACCTCACCCGAGACGGCGGGCGAATCGAGCTCGCGAGGGGCGTCTTCTGCGGGCAGGACGGAGACGCCCAGCGCCGGAGCCATCTCGTCGAGCATGGACGAGAGCCACTGCACCGCGGCATCGCCCCAGGTCTCGTACACAAACTGCTGCGAGCGCGTGGAGAGCACGAAGCTCGCCTCGGCGCAGACGCTCTGGTACTTCGTCGGCAGGAACGGCTGCGCGAAGGGCAGGATCGCGCCCGCGGTAGCGCCCACCGCAGCGAAGCCGGGTTTGGTGTTGAGCGCCCACAGGGCGGGCCCCTTGTAGACCAAGGGGAGGGGGCTCTTCTCGACGAGCTTGACCACCCCCCTGTGGGCAATCGTCATCGCCATCTTCGCACCCGTCAGCTTGGCAGCGAGCTTGGCGCCTTCGGCAGCGGTGGTTGCCGACAGCCCGCTGCCCTTCCGCAGCTTGGCTACGAAGGTTCCGGCGGCGGTAGACACGAGGCTTCGGTTTGGCGTCTTCATGGCAGCTTCTTTCTCTTTTGTTACGTTGATCGCACGAGACATATCGAGCCCGTCGATGTGATTAGCGTGCAGGTTTGAGTCATCCCCGCACACAGCTTTCTCGCTCCGAATACGGGTACGGACCTTCACGAACTTGGGGGTGTTTTCTCCCACTGGCTTCTCCTTAGATTCAGCCACGGCGTATGTACCCGGCGGCCTGACCTTTGCCGCATTCACTATCCACCGCTCAATAGCGGTATCCTCGGCCCTTGTGGCGGCGGCTGCCGACACCAAGCAATTCGTTGTGAGGTCTTCAATCCGATCTTCTCGCTGGGTGGCCTGCCAGGTACCGCCTGAGTAGCTAGGCGGATCAAGCACTGCGTCAATCGCTTGCTGAAGCGAGACCCCGTGCTTTTTGGCAATCCGCTTGGCACCAGCTCGAAACTCGTTCAGCACCTTTGATCGCGCGTCCATATGCCTCTTAGAACGGTACCTCGTCCTCGCGGGGGCCTTCTCCCCGTCTGTGCGCGGTGGTTTTGTCCCGGTGACAAGGCGCGTGGCAGCGAAGAACACACTTGTCGAGTTCTTCGACCAGTACCTCCCACCGCTGGGACCACCTTCGCAGCGGGTCGTAGGCTTTCATCGAAGGCCGAACGTGATCGACTTCGAGGAAAGCCTCTTCTGGGGTCTTCCCACACTCGTCGCAGCACCCCCCGAGGTAGGCGAAAATCCGTGCCCTACGTCGCTGGTAATGGTCCCACTGACGCTTCCGCCTACGAGTCTTCTCTTTTGTAGGGGTACGGGAACATCGAGCGGAACCTCGCATCGAGCAGGCGAGCTTCTTCGAGCAGATCGACCGCCTCGCGGAGCCTCCCGTGGCGGGCTTCGGCTGCGTAGAGCTCTGGGACGCCGCCTTCCTCTTCAACGAAGGCGTAGTAGCGGTGGGCTTTCCACCGCAAGACCGCGAGCCAGCGATCCTCGAATCGGTTTTCGGAGAAGGGGCAGTACGCCTTGCAGAAGGCGCACCGCGCGGGGCCTGGCTCTTTGCAGAAGAGGCAGTCACACACTGGCTTCCCATGCTTTGCGCGCCTTGCTGGTCTTCGGTCCGTCTGGAATGGGGTTCGCGCGGTGCTTGCGCATCGCCTCGCGAATCTCGTCGGCCTTCTCAGGCTCGAATTGGACCTTCACCCCTGGTGCAGGCGCAGCAGGGAAGGCCACCTTGTAGATTCGGCAGGCTGTCTGGAGCGTCTGGATGCTGGTCTTGAACTCCTGCGCGAGGTCTTTCCACCCGACACAGCGGTTCAGCTTCGCGACGAACGCCTCCATGGCCTCCATGGCGTCGCACTCGTCCACGAGCATGTGCGTGCGCTTGCGACCCCGCTCCGTCGTCATACGGTTCGTGACGTGGATGATGACCCCCGCGGCCTCCAGCTCGCGCTTGACCATCTTCCACGAGAAACCCGCTTTATTGGCGATCTCTGTGATCGTCGCCATGCCCTGCGGCCTCTCGGACGTGAGCCCGAGCTTGCGAATGCGGGCCCTGATCTGCTTGTGGGTGCGCCTATTCAGCGCGGTACGGATCGCTCGGTAGCCGTAGAGCTCCTGCACCATGCGCCGGAGCGTCGCATCCTCTTCGCGCGACCAGTGCGCCTTGCGGCGCGTGTGACGGCTCCTCCCCGCCAAGAACATCTTGCGCCAGTGAAGCTGGACACTGGTGTAGCTGTGACGGTCCGCGAGCAGCTTGAAGAGCTTGGCTCGGTCGGACTTGTAGAACTTGTCGATCAGCTCCTCGTCACCCATCGTGAAGGGCGCGTAGAGCCCGAGGGCAACAGCCTTCCGCGTCACCGCTTGGTACGGGAACCCCTTTTCTGTAAAGAGCTTCAAACAATCGGCCCGCTGGCCTGGGTCTGGCCAGCGGGCCGTTAGGATTGCGACCAGCTCAGGTGTCCACCGCGCCCTGTTTACGCGGTTCTCCCGGCTTCGACCTCTTTTCGCCACGCGATGAACTCCTCCATCAACGCCTTGTTCTCAGCCCGCAAGGACAACAGCTCGCGGTGCTCCTTCAACCACTGGCTCATCGGCACGGTCACGAGCGGGTCAGGATCGCGGCCTGCCTTGGTCACGATCAGGATGGGCATTGCCCCGCCGCTCGCGGTGATCGCCTGGGCTACCGCCGCTCGGATGTTGGGCGGCACCTTGTGCCACTTGCACTCCACCCACCACGGCACGTTGGTTACGTCGGAGACTTCCGCTCCGTTCCGCGATTGCGTCAGCCCCCGCCGCGCCTCCGCATAGAACTCCCGCAAGATGATCGCCACCTCGCGCTCGAACTCGGCCCCCTTCTCTCGGGAGCGAGAGCCGTTCGCGCGGGTGGGTTTCACCTTCGCCGGGGGATCAGTTGAGGCTGGCTTCTTCTTCTTCCGTGCCACCACGAGTCTCCAGCGCGACAAGAGCCCGCAGGATGAGCTGCTCTCTCGTCATGTTCGGGAACTTCGTGCGGATCAGCCCGTCCACCCTGTGCGCGATGGCCTCCGACAGCAGGAGCGCCTCGGTCGTGAGCTTCGGCGCCTCGACCTCGGCCGCCTTGCTGGGCTTCTCTGCCTTCGTCGAAGGCAGATCGACCATGGCATCGTTCGCGATGCTCTCGGCTTGAGCCATCAAGCCCGCCACGAAGGTCTCCGACATGCCCGTGTACAGCGCCGCGTCCGTGGTGCCGTACTTGGAGTCGAGCTCCTTGATCGCGGAGAGCATCACGTCGGGGAGTACCTCGCCCGCGACGTTGAACGAGAACCGCGCGAGCTCTGACAGCTCGGTGTTCTCGTCCAAGATCACGCAGGGCAGCTCCACCATCCCGCGCCCCTTGGCAAACTCGTAGCGGTGGTGGCCGTCGATGATCTCGAACGTGCCGTCGTCGAGCGACCGGACCACCACGAACGAACGCCACCCGAAGGTCTGGATGCTCGCCCGGAGTGCAGCAAACTGCTCCGGGCTCATCTTCTTGTAGTTGGCGCGCGTCTGGACGATCAGGTCCATGGGGATCATCGCCAGCTTCATCCCGGCGAACGTCATCATCTGCACTCGGTCACCTCACCATCCTCAACGTGAAGGTGCCGGGACGCTTTCAGCGCCCGGTACACCCGCTCATTGTGGGAGATCACCACGACGCACCGGGTACGCGCCATCTCATTCAGCGCTTTGCAGACGGCTTCGACGCCCTCGTCGTCCAGACCGTCGACGATCTCGTCCACGAACATCGTCCCCGGCTCGATGCCGAGCATGGACTGCGACATCTCGGCGATGCCGAGCAGGATCGCAACGTCCAGACGCTTCTGCTCCCCCTTGGAGCAGCCCTTGTAGACGCCCCCCGGAGTCGAGACCTTGATCGTGACCGCGTTGCGAACCCCGCCCCCCGCGCGCTCGGCGTAGGGCTCGATGGAAACCCGCAGCGGGTTGCGCTGGCTGATCTTCTGGAGCCATCCGTTCGACAGGTCTGTCAGCCAGGCCAGCGCATCGGAGAGCATCACGGACCGAATGCCGTTCGGCCCGAGTACCTGACGCACGGCGTGCAGAACCGCGAGCTCTTGCTCCGCTTTCTGCGCGTCGAGAGTGGCCTTGTCGCGGGATTCGCTATGCGCCCACCACGCATCGACCAGTCCCTTCCACGCTTTCGCGTGCCGCTCGTTGTCCAGCTCTGACTGATAGGCCGCTTGAGCCTTCGAGAAGGCCGTCGTGACGTTATCGGCCTCGGCACGCGCCAGTCGCTCGTTCGCAACGGCTGTTTCGAGCTCCTTGCCAGCGCCTTCTGCCCTGGCTTCGGCCTTGAGCTCTGCCGCACTGAGCAAACGGTGCTTGGACTCCCACCCCTCGATCTGTTGAGCGAAGTCCCCCGGCGGAATCGCCTGTCCGCACTCCCGACAGGCATCCTGACGGACAGGCTTAGCTTCCTCGTGCGCGAGCTTGAGCCCGGTCGCCTTCGAGAGAGCGCTCTCCGCATCCCGTAGACGCCCTCGGTACTCGACTACGAGCTCCCGGCGAAACTCGACGAGCTTCTGAACCTTGTGCAGCTCCTCCCGCCGAGCATCCACAGCTACCAGGCTTTCTGACGCGCTCCCGGTTGGCTTCGGAATCTTGTCGATGAGGGTCTGGGTAGAGTCCATGCCCTTCTCGGAGGCGTCGATCAGCACAAGCGCAGCCGCGGCCTGTTTGTCGGCCTGCCTGCGGGCCTCTGTCGTCCGCTCGATCGCGTCCTCGAAGCCGTGGACACCGAGCATCTGCTCCAAGAGCTCCTTGCGAGCAGAGTCGGACGCGCGGGTGAACGATTCCCCATCCTCCGCGCACAAGACGTGAGTACGGCGCCACTGCTCGTAGGGCCCCACAAGGACGCCGAGCTGCGTTTGCGCTTTCGTCATCGACTCGAATTGCGTCGGGGGGTCGTTGCCCTGCGACCACGAGAGCTTCCCCGAACCCGAAGGGGTCCGTTCCCGCTCGACGACGATCCCATCTGCGAGAACCGTCACCGCCCCCGCAGCTTTCGCACGCCACAGAGGCACTCCTCGAACGTGCTCGTTCCAGAAGGCGACGCCCACTGCGTCGATCATCGAGCTCTTGCCAGAGCCGTTTGGCCCCGTGACGAGCACCACGCCGTTCTTGGGAAGGTCGATGCAGGACTCGTTGTGCTTGGAGAACCCGGTCATCTGAATCGACTGGATCGACAGCCCCTTCACGTCACGTCCTTCATCATCTGGAGCACTTCTGCGCTGACCTTCTTGCTGATCTTGTTCATCAGGATGTGCATGACGACGAGGTGCTTGCCCGTGAAGATGCTCTCGGTCTGTCCCATGGCTTCCGCCTTGGCGACCCAGGCTCGTGCGTTGACGGCGAAGTTCGCTCCCCACCGTCCGATGACTTCGGCCCCCGCAGATTCGATGGTCTCCAGCCAGTTCAACGCCTGGGCGTGCGTCACAGTCTCGAACATCCAATCAGGGTCGCGCCAGTTGCGCTCCCCGTACTGGAAAGTCTCTTCGTACACGGTCTCCCGCTTGGCTTTCTGCGTGTTCATGTCGACACCACGGTACGAGTAAACTGTGCTGGTCGAGTTCAAGAGCGTGGTCGGCGCAACGATGAAGGGCATCAGGTACCTCTGTTGAGAAAGTGCATCACCTTGCCGAGCACTACGCCGCGGTCCACGCCCTCGGGGACTTCCATCGAGTCCAAGTAGGTCTCGACGCGCTCGCGAAACCCGCGGGAGTCGTGCAGCGCTTTGCGCGTTGCGTCTTCGTGCGTCCGCTCCTGCGCCTTTGCGTCGGGCGTGACGCTCAAATACTCCAGCACCCCGTCTGGGTTGTATCTGCGGCGGGATGCAGGGTGCAGCGAGAGCGCTGTGTTGATGGTGTCCTCAGCATCCGAGCGAATCTTGGCGATGCTCGACCGAGGGTCGACCTTCACGTTGACATACAGGGCCGATGCGAAGTCCGAGAGGCACAGCCCCGAGTACATGGTCTTGGGCCCAAGAGCCAACACTGACTGCCTCGGCCAGTCGTGCGGCCCGCTCAGCGCGGACAGACCACGGCAGTGCTCGTCGAGCGTGAGGATGCGGGAGTACGCCTCGATCACGCGCAGCAGGATCGGCTCATCCTGTCGGAGAGTGAGGAATCGCGGCCCGCGCGTCAGGATCATCGTCGGCGCGTCCGCCGTGCGAGTCCACTTGTCGGTCCTTTGCGTGGTGTACGAGAGTCCGTAGAGCAGGCCCTCGTTGTCGAACCCCGTCGGGCACAACGCGCCGCACTGGATCACCCGCCGCGGCTTGCCACTCGGGTTCATCTTCCACGACCGCGGCTCATGCCAGTTGCCCGCGAAGCAGGTGTCGATGTCGTACTGCTCCATCAAGTCCACCAAGTCGCTGACTTGGATGTACTCGTCCTTCTTGTGGAGCATGAACTCAGGCGTCCCAGCGTCGGCAATGCCAGCGTGGATCGCCATGAACCTCGGCGAGTAGGTCGTCGTGGGGATCGGATTACCTTTCAGCGCCCGCTCGATGAGCTCTGCGGGCGCTACTCCCGGCTCGAACGGCACCAGTGCTAGGCGTGCGCCTACGACTTTCGGCTCCGTAATGGCGCGACCGACGCGGAGAGCCGATAGAGCGTTGTCCCCCACTTCCTTGCTGTGCTGGTCGTGGTTCCCGAGGAGCTGGATGGAGTTATTCATCCCCCGAATGCCCGCGACCTTCGCCAGCAGCATCGCTTCTGGGTTCGGGTAGTCGAACAGGTCTCCGCAGATTACGGGCGTCTTGCTGTGAACACAGCTCCCTAGAAACCAAGTGAGGCTATCGAGGGAGTGCTTCGCCCGAGAGTTGAGAGAGCCCAACCAGGGCTTCGCGTACGACCGCATGTTGCCCAGATGCACGTCCGCGCAGAACGCGAACGCATCCAAAGTCGCGCTCATCCTGTTACTCCTTGCTCCGCGGTCGGGAATCGAACCCGAACTCGGCCACCGCCAGGCCGCGGAAACCAGCCGGACTACCGGCGGTTGCTGTTACGGAGCTGCGCGGCGGCCCCGCCGCCCCTGGGCTGCTCACCGCTGCCCAGCCGGTTGCCGCCGCGGTCGTTGCTCACGCGACCCGCGATGGCGTCGATGATCTCCGAAGCGGTCTTCGTGCGGACGATCGACCCCAGATCGTGCATCGACTCCGCGAGCTCTTGCATCACCTCGTCGGAGGCAAGCGGCGTGGGGCCCTTGGGGTTCGCGATCACCTTGTATTCGGTGTCGTTCTCACCCGTGCCCTTGCGGGTCACGATCAGATCGACGCCCGAGATGGGGTGCGAGAAGTTCACGCCGCCGTCGTTGCGGATCGACATGAGGTCTTCCTCGATCATCGCGCCGAAGCCCCAGATGCGGGGGCCGAGCTCTTCTTCACCGCGAACGATGACGTTCGCGTAGTAGCGCTTCTTGGCTCGGAAGCCCTTGGCGCGCTCGTCCATGCCCTCCTGCTTGAGCTTGGACTCCTGCTGGCAAGCAGGGCAGGGCAGCTTGAAGTTGTTGCGCGGGCAGGCGAACGCGACGTTGCCACCCGGCAGCTTCAGGTTGTGCTCCCACACCGTCTTGAAGGGAACCTTCTCTCCGCGTGCCGGGGGCAGCACGCGCAGGATGGTCTTGCCCTCCTTGAGCTTGAGGAACTTGCCGACGCCGCGGTCCTTCTCGTCGCGGTCGGCCTGCTCGCGCGCCGACTCGTCGTCGAAGTCTCCCCACAGCGCCACGCCCGTACGGCTGCCCTTGTGGTTCTCCCCCGCCCCCGGATCGTCGTAGCGGGAATCGTCCCCGTCGTCGATCGGGTTGTCCATGGGATCGTCCATCGGGTCCGTGCTCTTAGGTCGGTTCATCGTCGTCTCTACTTCCGTCGTGATGGTTCGTGTCCGAGGACCAATCGTGATCCTCGAACGATCCCTTGCGGCTGGATCGACTGATCGACCCCTTCGCTCGGGTGGTTGGGTCGCCCATGAGTTGAGCTCGGATGTGGGCGCCCAACGAAATGAGCATCTCACGCTTCGCGATGACCGCGTTGACCATTGCTTTCGCTCTGGCCTCTTCGGCACGCCTTGCGATGGATTCCCTCTTTGCGCTCTGCCAATCGGGGCGCAGCTTGAGCTTCGAGGACAGGAAGTTGACCGTGGCGTTGTCGCCCATCAGCTTCGCGTGCTCTCGAATCTCGGCGGTGGCTCTGGCCTCCAGAATCTCTAGGGCCAGGTCTGCATACTCAGCGGACTCTGCCGCTTCGACGTGCAGCTCCGAGAGACTTGCTAGGTCTCCCGGCAGCCGAATGAACTCCTCCTCGATTTGAGTGGAGTCGATGTTCCAGACCCTACGGCTCACGCCGTACCCGCGAGCATCGCGAACCCTTCTGCAACCGAGACGGCTACGAAGGTCCGGGCGTACATGAGCCCCCGAAGACCGAGAGCCTTGCTCTGGTCCTTCGTGTAAGAGGCGCTCGCCACGACCTTACCTTCCCAGGTCTCGATCCACGTAGCGCCGATGGCGTTCGCGTCGTCGTCCACACCCCTGCACGTCCATCCGGGGTGCAGGCTCATGTACGCTGCGATGAGTTCTGCGCCGGGAACTTGCCCAGCCCTGTAGTCGTACTCGACGCCCTCGGGAACCTTCATCGGCTAGGCTCCTTGGTCACGCTGCCTCCGAAAAGTTCGGCTTCCACTCAGCCATCGAGCCCCACGACGCGCCTTTCTTGAAGTCCACGTCTAGGTCTACACCCTCGCAGTTTTGCGAGAGGATGGCCGCCTTCATCACGCGAGCCGCTGCGAGCTCCTGGCCGATGCGAACCTCGACCATCATTGAGTCGTGCACCGTGTTCACGAGCCGGGCCTCGATCCGCTCCTCGCGGAGCGCGCACACCAGCTTCCACAGACTCGCCGTTACGATGTCCCCGGCGAGACCCTGAATGGGCGTGTTGACTGTGCTGTTCTCCGCGTTGAACCGCTGCCCCTTGCCTTCGTCGCCTTGGGCAGCGATGCCGTAGAGCGGGCGCCAACGCGCTTCTGCGTGCCCGTTCCACCAAGTGAAGACGCCGCCGTGCTCGCGGCCGAACTCAACCTGTTTCAAGCACCATCGGGCGAGCTTCTTGAAGCGCCCGAGGATGACCCCACGGATACGGGCCGCCTCTTTGTCGGTGATCCCGAGCTGCTTGGCCAGCCCGTAGTCCGTCTTGCCGTACAGTAGGCCGAAGAACACGGTCTTACAATCCGACCGCTGCTTCTTCGTGACATTCCCTGGCGCGATCCCATAGACCACCGAAGCGGTGGTGCGGTGGATGTCTTCGCCAGAGGAAAAGCAGCCTAGAAGGACATCATCGCCAGAGAGCTTCGCTGCAACGCGAGCCTCCTGCTGCTTGGTGTCTACCTCCAAGAAGATGAAGCCATCCTCGGCCACGTAGCAGTCGCGGCTCATGTGCCCGTACTGCTCGCCACCCTCCTCATCCCGGTCGGGAGAGGGTGCGTTCTGCATGTTCGGGTCTTGGCTCGACAAGCGACCCGACTCCGCGCCGTCCGTGAGCGTCGTCGAGTGAACGCGCCCGTCGTCTCGGCGGTACCGGATCAGCGGGTCCGCGTACGTCCCCTTGAGCTTCACCAGCGTGCGACGTTCGAGGATGTCTCGGACGATCTTGTGCTGGGAGGCGAGCTGGAGCAGCACCTCTTCGCCCGTGCCGCGCTGCCCACTCGCGGTGCGGGAGTTCTTCGGCTCGGTCAGTCCGAGCTTGTCGTACAGCAGCTCTGCGAGCTGCTTCGGCGAGTCGAAGTTGACCTCGCCGTAGACCTTCAAGCGCGCGTCGATCGCGTCCAGCTTCATGTTCAGGTACATGCTGAACTGCTGTACGGCCATCGTGTCGAGCTTGAGCCCCCACTTCTCCATCTCGAACAACGCCCGTACGGCAGTCATCGAGACTTCGTTGTAGACGGCGAGCCGCCCAGGCAGTGCGGTGATCCTGGGTAGGACGCGCGAGAAGAGCATCGCCGTCGCCATGGCGTCCATCGCGTTGTATCGGTGCAGGATGTCGTCCGGCAGATACCCGTAGGCGAACGTCCAGGTATCCTCCCCGGCCCTGATCTCTTCGAGGTGGCTGTTCTCCACCTCCGCACGATCGAGGTACGCGGTCTTCACCGGGGCTCTCGGTTTGCCCGAGGCGAGCGGCTTACGATTCGCCTCCCCTGCGAGCGCTGCCAGGTCTTTTCGGATGGCCTTGATCGCGTCGTTCGCTTCGCGCTTGTGGCCGCCCATCCCGACGAGCGTTGCAGCTACGTCGAGGCCACCGTCGATGGTCGCCTCCAAGAGCTTGCGGATCAGGCGGGTGTCGTGCAGGTCGACTGCTTGGGTCTGGATGCGGAACGCGCACCACATCGCCAGCATGTCGTACTTGATGTTGTGCCCGATCTTGGAGATGTCTTCGTTCTCCAAGATGTGCTTGAGCCACGCGACGACCTTCGGATCGCTCAGGGCTTTGCGACCGAACACCCACACGACGGAGGGGTCGTCTGGCGAAGCGAAGCTGACCGCGTGCACCCGGAAGTTGCGGTTGTGCATCTTCCCGGCGGTCTCGGTGTCGAACGCGACCGCCGACTGCTGGTGCGCCCACGCAACGAAATCCACTGCGTCGTTGCAATCCTCGACCAGCTTGATCTGAGCGTCGATCACGTCGAACGCTGGAGTCGGGCGCGTAGCCGCGTACTCGAAGTCCGATACGAAGTCCTTGCGCAGGAAGTGATTGCGCAAGGCTGCCGTGGGGTTCGGCAAGATGTACACGGGCACGAGCGCCGCTCGCATACCCTGCTCGATCTTGGACTCGTCCAAGTACCAGCCGTATCCGCCCCTCGCGGATAGCGTGGGTACCTTGAACCCCAGGACTGAGTAGCTTGCCCACGTCCCCATCGTGAGGATGCGGTCGATGCTCCCGTTGAACCCGGAAAGCCGATCCGCGCCATACGGGCGGCAGGCATCCACGTTCGACTCGTCAACCTCCGTGCGGCCAGGAGAGCACCGAACGGCGTTGTCGATCAGGACGTTCCCCTTCCAGTGCTTCTTCACCAGATCGCGGAGGAGCTGCCCTGATTGGCCCACCATCGGCCGCCCCGTCGCGTCCTCGTTGCGGCTGGGGTAGTCCAAGACCAGAGCCATGACCGGATCACCCTCGACGGGTTTGCCAGTCGTGTTGGAGAGCTCTGCGTCCATACAGATCGTGCTGGCTCCCAGCGCGAGCGAGCACCGCGCACAGTTGGAGTCTGTCGCCAGCCGCTCCATGTCCATGTCGGACAGCGGAGAGATCGGCAGATGCCGGTACATCTTCGCGGTGTGCATCACTCCTCGCTGATCGCCGCGACAGCCTTGGCCTGGTGATGCACGAGCAGCACGGACCAGATGTTCTGCACGAGGTGGAACGCGGGGCCGCTCAAGGCTTCCATCGTCGCGTGGTGGGCCGCGTCGAAGTCCCGCGCGGGGCTCAGCTCGTTCACTGTCCCGTCCGGCTTGGTGCCGAGCAGCTCACCGAGCTTGGTGTCTGACGACTCTTGAATCGTCGCGAGGATCGCGCCGACAACCATGAGGGCGCCCATCTCACCGTGCGCGCCGAGCAGAGCCGACGCGACTTCCTTCGCCACCTGGGTCTGGTCGTCGACCTTGATGCTCTGCTCCAACGCATCCTCGCCAGCGGCGGCGGCTGCGTCTGCTAGCCGCCGGAGCAGGACAGTCTCGATGCCGTAAGTACCCTCGCGAATCTCGCTCCACTTCTTCATTGCCCTGGCCTTTGTGATGGAGGGTAGGGCTGCCTTGCAGCCCTACGGTTTCGTAGGCTGTACCGCGCCCTGCTACTTGGTCTTGTTGAGGTGCGAGCGCATCGACTCGCTGACGAGGCCCTTCTGGCGCCCGCCCTCCCCGAAAGAGGGTCAACGACGGGCGCTCCTGCACCATGCGGGAGACGCGAGGGGGCCTGTGCTGGTGGGGCCGCAGGGGCTCGAACCCTGACTCCCCGGTCCACAGCCGGGGGCTCTAACCAATTGAGCTACGGTCCCAAAGCCCGTGACGTGGGCCAGACGATGCAGTCACCTTCGGAAAGGAGCGAAGGCCCGCACTGCCGCCGTTACTCCATCCCGCACACGCTGCGAAGCCAACATGGGATGCGTGGGCGTTAGACCACCTGCGGCTGGGTCATAGCTCTCAGCCGCCCTGGAGCTTCATCTTGAAGGCCACCTTCACCCGCTCGACCGGGTTCGGCAGCCCCTTCAAGAAGGGCACGTCGTCCTTGTGCTTGATCGCCCACGCCCCGGCCTGCTCGGCGTCGGTCATGCCCAGCGTCTCCGCGAGGTAGTTCACGATGGGCCGCATCTTCTCCGACTTCATGATCTCTTCGGGCAAGGCGCTGCCCGCCGCCTGCTCCATCGGGTCTTCGTCCATCGGGTCAGCCCGCGGCTCGGCCTGCGGCTCGACCTTGGGCTCGACCTTGGGCTCGACCTTGGGTTCGACCTTCGGCGTCTCGGCTGCCGTCGATGCCTTCGGCGGCCTGCCGGGACCACGCTTCGCCGCCACCGCGGGCTTCTCTTCGTCCGCCTGGTCAGCCCTCGGCTCGACCACGGGAGCGGGCTTGCTCTCCGACTTCTCTCTAGCCGCCGCGCGCAGGCCCATCAGCGAGTCGATGAGCTCTTCGGGCTTCGAGAGCATCAGGTTGGCGACAACGGTGCGCAGGTTCTCCAGGCCCTCGTTGCTGTTGCTGGTGATGGCCAGACTGAGGCAACCGCCTTGCTGCGCGCTTTCGATCAGGGACAGGCTTTCGATCTTGAACATTGGGTCTACTCCTCTTTCGTTTCTCTGAACCACGGGACGGTGGGTTGCCCCCTCGCCCCCGTGTACTTGTGCGCAACCCGCGTCACTAGGTGACGGGTTGTGGGAACCACTCTCCCGAGAGCACCTTACGGGCGACTTGCGCCTCGGCCGCTTCCCAGGCTTCAGCCTCGATGTTGCCTGTGGCCAGCAAACGCTGATCAACACCGCAAGTGGGCCCGGTGTGTGAGAGCAGCTCGCGTGCCTCCTCGGCAGTCGCACCCTCACCGACGACTTGCCATCCGATGCCATCTCTGTCCTGTAAGTTGTTCTCTCGGCTGGCGACAACGAATGCCTGTGCCTGCGGGATCGGCACGTCCTCCCTATCGAACGCTCCCCAGATGTGTTCGATGTTGGGGTCGTCCGAGGGATTCGACTTGTCCATGAGGGACATCGCGATGTGCGTTCTGTGCAGCCAAATGCTGTCGTTCCCGTCTCTGACTCGGTACGTTCGATCGTTCAGCTTGTAGATCAGGCTGTCGTCATCCCAAACCCCGTTCACGGCGCGTCTCCCCATGCGCGAATCGCGAGCTCGATGAGCACGAGCTTCTTGGGCTTCTCCACCACGTCCACCGACGCGATCACCGGGTAGCCCAAGCGAATCAGCTTGTTGATCCCAGGCGCCTGCGTGGACGGGATGTACCCGACCTTCTTGCCATTCAGCTCGATGCGTACGGCTTGCGGGTCGTGCGGGTTCTGCGGCTCACGCACCAGGGTCAGGATGAGGCCGTGCTCTAGCAAGTGAAGGTCGTTGGCGAAATCACCGTGCGCAGCACCCGCCACGTAGGTTCCGAGCCACTCGTGCCATCCGTCCATCGGTTCTCGCCGTTTCATCGTGTCTCCCTGTCTTCCGAGAGCTGCTTGAGCAGCAGGATCATTGCCGCGTGGATCGTGTTCGCGGGCTTGCCCTCCAGCGAGGAACCGTCGGACAGGCGCGTGACTCGCGCGCGCCACTGCCAATGCACCGCGTACCCGTCGCGAGTCTTGCGGCGCTGCTTCCACGCCTTCCCGCGCATTCCCACGGTGCATTCGCCCGGTACCCCGGTCAGCGACCAGGCGATCTCCACCGCTCGCATGAGCGCGGGAATGGTCTCGCCCATGCGCCTACCAGTCCCCGCAGGGTTCGGCTCCCTGTGCCCCGGAGGGAGCTGCCACATCTTGCCCTTGTTCACGCGAATGCGTGAGCTTGCTGGGGCGACGACGGGCGAGAGAGTCCGCGTGATGAGAGCCGTGCGCGCGTACTCGTAGGTCGTGCTCGTGAGCTCTGCGAACTCTGTGACGGCTCGCTCGAAGCACTGCGCAGTACAGGCGAGCCTGTACCCGTCGATCAGCTTGTCGCCTTGGACGATGATGAACTCGCCGCACTCACACCGGCAAAGCCAGTGCATCTGCGTGCGCTTCATGCCGACCGGGGGCTTGAAGGGGATCAGGGCGCTCAGGCGCCCCCACTTCCCCCGTAGGTCGCGCATCGCGTAGCCGTAGGTTGCCGGGTCCACCCACTCCCGGTCTCTCAAGGTCTCGCGCATCGGATGCCCCTCGGGCACCACGTCTTCGGGTCTTAGAACCACTCGGCTTTCTCTCGCACCATGGCCGACCATTCCTTGTTGCTGAACTCGTCGGGGTCTTTCCCAGCGGGCAACCGCAGAAAGCCCGCGGTCTGCCCGTAGTGGGCGAGCTCCATCGCGTCCATGCGCCCAGCCTCCCAGGCGTCACCATCAGGAACGATCAGCACCGGCCTCGGTGCGAGCAGCAGCCGCTCTCGCTGCCACTGAGAGAGACTCCCGAGCACAGCGACGCCGTTCGGGAAGCGGGACAGCGCGTCGAAGCACCCCTCCACCACAACCAGCGGTTCAGAGGTGGGCTTGTAGACCGCCTGCTCGTTGAAGAAGCATGCTGCCCGCAGCATCAGCGGGCAGTTCTGATACTTGGGACCGCGGTTCTGAAAGGACCGCAGCACCCACCCTTTGAGCTTGCCCGTGGTGTGTTGGTGGCGATCTCTGATCAAGCCAGCTACCGCCGGGATCGTCGTCTCCTCGGGGCCGCAGATCAGGAAGGCAATCGCGTGCAGCTTTTCCCCCACGAAAGCCACTACCTCGGGGTGCGACAAGGACAGATGCCGACTGGACTCGATCTGCTCGATGTCTGGGAACAAACCGCGTAGAGAGTCATTCACGAGGGACCGCCGACGAACGCTGGTCGTCGCAGTGAACCAGTGATTGAGCGATTCGTTGATGTCTGACTCCAAGACCTGCTCACCCGCCAGGACCGCTCTCGCCTTACCAGCGAGCTCGGCGGCTTCCCGGTCCAAGTAGCCCGAGAGCTTGCAGCGGTGGCAGTGGTACGCGGTCGTCGTCAGGTTGATCGAGAGCGCGAGCTTGCCGTCACGCTTGCCGCGCTCCCCCTCGCACACAGGGCACGGAGCACGAGCTGCTGTCCCGTGCGTACGGGTGCGAGAGTCATCGAGTGCGGCCTGCACCAAGCGACGGTTCTTCGATCCCTTCGTTTCGCTTTTGTAGCCTGTGGTCGGAAGCGTCATCGCCCTACTCCAAGATGATGATGGGGGACATTCGCGAGCACTCCAGGTCCACCGGGATCGGGCTCGTCGTCTTGCCGTCTTCGCCTGTGCGGTGCTTGGCGACGTGGTAGGTCGCCATCTTCGGCTCGCAGTCCTTCTGGATGACGACCGAGATCATCATGTCCGTGACGCGAGACTTGTTCATCGAGTCGGACACGTCCTCGCTCTCGATCCGCTTGGTCCGTTCGTTCGAGACGCGCCGCTTGCTCTGACTCGCGGTGTGCAGGTACCGACCATGCTTCTCCGCGACGTTCACGCGGAGCGACTCGTAGACCGTGTTCATCGCGTGGTAGGTGGAGCTCACCAGATTCTCGGCCTGGTTGTGGCTCGCGAGCTTGTCGCCGTAGTCGACGGCTACGAACTCGACCTTCTCTCCCGTCTTCTGCTCGATGTTGTCGAGCCAGTCCTCGATATCTTGCGAGGTGGTCTGGTGCGGCGGGAAAGGCTTGATCGTGAAGCCACCCAGATCGGGGAGCATCTGCGCGAGGATTTGCTCCGCGCGCTTCCTGCCCTCACCCGAGAGGATCATGTTCGAGGGCACCCCCGTTAGGTTTGCCATCACGCGGGCCTGCCACTTGGGCGGCGGCAGCTCCAACGTCGCGACCGCACACCGCTTGCGCATTCGCATGGCCGTGGCCGTCGCGTGGTTGAGGCACTGGCTCTTGCCACCCGAGGTGCTGGCCACCCAGACCAGCATGCACCCCTTGGGCACCCCTCCCTCGGTCAGGATATCGAGCTCGGTGATCCCCGTGGGCAGGCGCTCCATCGCGCCCACAGCTTCGATCTCGTCGAAGCTGTGCAGGCCGAGCACCGACCCTACGGACACGTCCACGATGCCCACGCGCTCGGCTTCGGCGATCTTCTTCTTGACCTTCTCGAAGTCTTCGCGCTTGCGGAAGGCATCCATCGCCGTCGTGACAGCTTCGGATTGGATCGACCGCCGCAGCACCGGGGCGAGCTCACGCATGATCTCGGCGTCGTCGATCGGGACGCCAGCCATGTCGTAGAAGAAATCCGTCGCCATCTCGAACTCAGCGTCGGAGACAGCGCCCTCCTCTACCCACCTACGCAAGCGCTGAATGACAGTCATCGGACTGCCGGGGCCCTTGCCGTGTTCGTGCTGGATCGCGAGGCAGGCCCGCAGGACGAGCTTCGCGGCCGGGTGGTCGATCCTGTCCGTGTCGAAGTTTCCGAGGGAGCCGAGGAACCCCGGACGCTGGGAGCCTGCTAGGGCGATCAGCTTCTCGAAGTCCGTCGTCAGCCCATACGCATCAACCGAGAGCGGCTTTTTAGCCATGAACTCCTCATTCGCCCCAGATGAACCACCAGTCGGCTGCCTTCTCGCGCAGGGCCTCCGTTTTGCGCTTCGCCTCTTCAGCGAGCGCCTCGACGTTCATCCCTCCGAAGTGCATCCGAACCGCTCCCTGAACCCTCGCCGCGGTCGGCATGTTCGTGCCCGACCGAAGCTCGTCTTGCAGCCGTCGGTACGCTCGTTCGTACTCGACAGCATCCTTCGAGAAGGTCGTCAGCCCGCCGAGTCTCCGACCCGGAGTGTGCGCATACCAACCGTAATGGCGGCGCATCCTCTGCGGATCGAGTAGCCACCGTGGGCTGGGCAGCTCACCGCGCCCGTGCTCCACGTTCCAGGCTTTGACCTTCTCCTCGAACATCGGGAAGTTCCACCAGAACCACTCAGCGGGGAAGATGGACTTCTCGTGGAACACCGGCACCGCAGCCGCCGCTACGCGCATCGCGACTTGCGGCGGCTTCTCGTCGTAGAACGCGATCCACGCTCCTTGGAACGTGCGGATCACCCCCTCCGCAGTCCCTTCTAGGTCGTCGAGCATCGCCTCGGTGATGTTGGGGCACCCAGGCGTCGTCACTCCGAGCCAGGGGCCCGGAGAGCGCGGGAGTAGGTCCGAGTGCTCGCGCACCACCGCCGCCCACGTTCGGGGGTACCCACTGGACCCCCCGTGGATGTCTAAATCCTCTTCATCCTCCGCGATCATTCCAGATGCTCCACGATCTCGAAGCCCGCACGGCGGTAAGCCGCGAGGCGCTTACGACTGTGCTGGTCGAACCACTTGCACGCCGTGTGGTCATAGTGCGCAACACCCGCGACCAAGTGACGGCACCCGCAATCGCGGTCGGCTAGGTCGTGGAAGTCGAAGCTGTCCTTGACCACGTTACCGTCCTTGTCCCTGCGCCGCGTGCCGCGACCCACGGACTGAATGTTGGAGATGACGCTCTTGCCCGCCCCGACGGACACCACCGAACGGATGGCTGGCATGTCCACGCCCGTCTTGAAGATGCGGTTGGCGACGAGCACATCGCGTGCGCCAGACTCGATCTCGTCGATCATTCGGCGTCGGTCCTTCGAGGAAGACTCCCCGCTCGCAAACTCGCACGGCATCCCGTGCAGAGTCAGCGCCTTGGCGACTGCCTCACCGTGGTCGATAGATTCGAGTAGGACGAGACACGGCTTCGATGCGTGCTGCACCATCTTGCGTACTGCGGCCATGCGCTCTGGCGAGAGCATCTGCGCCGCGTAGCCTTCGGCCCACGCCTTTCCGAGTCCCACACGACTGCTCGTGTACCGGATGCGTTCAGGCTTGATGGGCACCCTGTGCGCGCGGACAACGGGCTTCGCGATCACGCCCGTGTCCACCATTTGCTCGAACTGGACGTGGTGGATGATCTCCCCGGTGCATCCGGCCACCATCAGCGAGCGGTCGTCTGCACGATCGAACGGCGTCGCGGAGAACCCGACTCGGATGCGCGCGTTCTTGAACGCTTGCGCAGCCAAGTACATCGTGGCGCCGCCCGCGGTGTGTACTTCGTCGATCACCAAGATGGTCGTACGGGTGAAGAACCACCCGAGCGATCCGGTCTTGATCGGCTTGCGGAGGCTGTGTGCGTTGCAGACCGTCAGGCGTTGAATGTCGCGCACGTTGTCGCCAACCTGCCCGACCTTCTCGCTGACACGCTCCCTCAAGCGCTTGACGATGTTGTCCACCAGGTCTTTGCGGTCCACGAGGTAGACGATGTGCGCCTTCGGATAGAGGCGCGCGAGCGCGCACATCACCTCGCCTTTGCCTGATCCGGTTGGCGCGCAGATGATCCCGCGCTCCTTCTCGAAGATCAGCTCCACCGCTTCCTGCTGGTGGTCGTAGAGCCAATCGAGGTCTGCGTTCGTGTCGTGAATCGGCTTCACGCCACGTAGGTCGCGGACCTCGATCTCGTAGCCTTCCTTGCGGCCTTGCTCGACCACCAGGGGGAGCAGCCCAGACGGGAAGGTCTGCGTGCGTAGGTCGTAGAGCGTGACCGTCCGCGCTTGCGGTCCGAAGTGTCCAGCCTTGTCGGGCAGCACAAGGAAGTTGTGCAGCCAGGCGGCCTCTTCGTCGGTCATGCGGACGGCGCGCGTGTCCGCGTTGCGGTACTCCAGCCACATGAGGGGGTAGACTACTCGTCGGCCAAACGCTTCACAGCGAGTACGCCGTTCACCACCTCACGCACGCGCGGAGGGGACTTCTGCTTGAAGCCCATCCACTTCCAGAAGGCGTCCCTTCTGTACTCCGCCAGTATGATGTTGTCTCTCGGCATCCCCACCCACACCTGCCTGCGAGCGAGGATGTCGTCTACCTGAGCCTTCTCGTCATCGCTCAGGTCATCGTAGGTCAACATCATTCCAACGGATCGCGCGCGGCCCTGCGCGTCTGGAGTATGTGCGCTCCGATCGTACGCTCTTCTTCGGTCATCAGGCTGTGAGCGGCGACCCATCGTCGAAATGCGAGCCGCTCTCTCGGATCACCGAACGGCAGGCTCCAGTAGACCCAGAGCTCGGCCACGAACTCGTCGACGATCTGCTTGCGATCGTCGGGCAGCTCTTCGTACGTCATGTCACCCCCCTGAGCGATTAGCCGCGCTCGCCACAGGTGGCTGTATATCGTGCGCTCCTCTTCCGACATTAGCCTCCAGCAGGCGTGCCACTCAGCAGAGACGCTGCTGAGGTCTCCCACGTCTGCGTGATATTCGGTCGCGAGACTCAGCGCTCTGTCTAGCCGGTCCTGCTCCTCCGGCAGCAGCTCTTCGTACGTCAGGCTATCGACCCCCTTCGCGAGTGTGAGGATCGCTCGACGTTCCCACTTGATCTTCCGCGCAACGAGCTGCGCTTGCTCGCTCATCTGTGCGAAGACTTGAGCAGCCCTGACTCCCGACTCGTGGTTCATGGGTACTGCGGGGTCGATGTACGTCAGCCAGGCCGCAAGGTAGCGGCTGACTAGCTCCTGTTGATCGGCAGGCAGCTCGTCGAACGTCACCTTACGGCTCGCAAGCGATCCATCTTCGTCTCCACGTCAGCGAGTCGGTTCTCTGCGTCGTAGAGCTGCTGCCGCGCAGCGGTTGCCATGGTCTCCGCGTTGCGGAGAGAGACCACGGCGTCGTTCACGAGCTTGTCTGCGATGACTTTCTCTTCTGTAGCCTTGGCGACATCGGCTTTCGCCGACGCCAGCTCTTGCGTCATCGACCCCGCGATCCTCGTGCCCAGGTCTTCCCAGAGCTTGAGCGGGTCGATCCCCGAGTTCATCAAGCGGTCCAAGGCATCCCCGTTCATCGCGCTCGGCTTGTTCGCCATCGGTTCCTCTGTCTTCGGTTCGATCTGTTGCTTGGCAATGCTCGACGCAAAACTGCGTGGTGCGCGTGTCTTCGAGAGAATCGGTGCGTGCTCCGTGTCGCCCTCTCGAACAACGAAGTGCAGCCGTGAGTCGACCACCCACACCTCTCTCGGGAACTTCACCCGATCATCGAACTGCACCTGAGCTCCGTTGGCGCCAGCCTTCTTCACGACACCTGTGTGAATCGCGCTGATCCTTCGGTCGGTCGGATGGAACTCTTGGATGGCGACGCGCTCGCCCTTCTGTACTCGACTCATGCGAACCACCGGGCCACGAGCCACACCACCCTGAGCACCAGGGCGGCGAAGCACCCCCAAGAGAGCAGGCTGCACACTTGCCTGGTGCGATACCAGAGCCCGCCCCAGAAGGTCAGTCGTGCGCCTTCGCTGAGCCCGTCGTACCGGGACTTGGCGAGCGAAGACAGGATCGAGAAGCCGGGCCACCCCACGAACACGAGGGTGAGCACAAGCCGCATGTTCACTTGATCCATGGCTACTCCATGGAGGGCTCATCGGAGCCCTCCGCTTCGTGCTCCGCGATCAGGTCCGCAGCGAACTTCTCGATACGGTCGCTCATCAGCGGGTCTCGCAGGAAGGTGCGCAGGGTCTTCAAGTCCATGAAGACTCGCTGGCGGCACTCCATCTTCGCGACGTGGCCCTGCTGCATCCACCGATACACGGTGGGCTTGCCGAGGGTCATAATCTCGGCGACCCGCGACGGGTTGACGAAGCCCTCCTTAGCCATGCGGACTTCGAGCTCGTCCAGGTGCTTGCGAACCTTCTTGGGGTTCGCAGGGGGCTTTTGACTAAACGGCATCTTCCTCTTCCTCCTTCTGCATCCTGAGCAGGTGCAGCACTCCCAGCGACTCGTCCTTGGCCCCGCCCGACGCCTTCTTGAGCGCGCGCTTGACCTCGGTGAGCTCGGCTTGCGTGGTGAACTTGAGCTCCAAGGTCCACGGCCTATCCGCGCCCGATTCCCCGAGCACGTCGCCGATGCTCTTGGGCTTGGACTTCGCCGCCTTGTCGGCCTCTTTGTCGGCCTCCAGCAGCATGTCGTTGATCTCAGCCTCCGAGAACCCGGTGGCGGCCATCTCTTCGATGCCCCAGCCCTCCTCGCGCAGCTCTCGGAGAATCTGCTCCGCGATGTCCAGGCGCACGCGGCCCCGGTTACGGTTCATCGCGAGCTGGATCGCGTCCACCGCATCCTTCGACCGCTTGTCGGTGATGACGCAGGGAAGCTCCGTAAACCCCTCCGCGATTGCTGCGTCCAAACGGTGATGCCCGTCGAGCAGCTCGAACTCCCCATCGGGCCGCTCGAACACCAGCAGCGGGTCGAGGAAGCCGAACTGCTTGAACGAGGCCCGCAGGAGCGCGAACTCCTCCGCGGTCATCTGGTTCGGGTTGCGGCTCTGCCTGCGAATCTTCGCGCAGGGCACGACTTCGTAGCGAATCTTCATGTGTGCTCCCGTACCACGGAGACGCGCAGCTTCGCACCGACCGCCTGAGCCATCTTCACCAAGGTCAAGAGCGTAGGGCCCTGCTTGCTGCCAGCGTCCTTGTCCAAGGTGCGAGACACCATGCTCCGGTCGGTCCCCATGCGCTTCGCGACCTCGGTGTACGTGAGCCCTTGGGCCGTCATCTCTGCTCGGATCGCGTCGATGAAGTCTCCGGTCGCTGCCTCGAAGGCTTGATCCTCCGAGCTACTCATCGGACACCCCCATCAGGGCACGCCGAATGCGCGCAGCCTCATAAAGAGCCCAGCAATACGCCGTGACAAACCTCTTGGTGAGGCGCTTCGGCGTAGGCCGGTAATGAAACCACGGGTTTTCTTCGCGAGAGCGGTCGACCATCTTACGGATGGCGTCGATGTCGAAGCGGACCGTACCCGCATCGCCGCGATAGTCGGCCCATCCGTACCCCACGACCGTGAGATTCACCCCGTAGCGCTCGCGCATCACTTCGGTGGCAGTCCCAGGCTCGAACCTGGGATGCTGGAGCTCGAACACCGGCCACGCGGTGAGGATGAAGATGTCCTGGCCGTCGAACATTCTCGCTACGATTCGCTCTACGTGATCCACCGTCGCGTTGGAGAGAGTCGCGGTGGCTGGGCAGTACGCGCCGAAGTAGGACATGGGGCTGCTCCCATCACGGAGCGAGGACTCGAACTCCAATGGGTCTAGCTGTGAGTCCACAGCGCCCTCAAAACCGGGTCTTCGCGCAGACGCTTGCGCGTCCGGTAGCTGCGCGCCTTCACCGCGTCCTGCGTCATGCCGAACGCTTCGGCAGCGTCCTCGGTCGAGAGCTCGTGCCCTTGGTATGCGAGGATGAACACCGCGTCGCTGTCGGACAGCAACCCAACGACACGCCCCCGCACCGCACGCGACAGGCGGGTCTTCGAGACTTGCTCGTGCTGCGCGGGCTCGGTCGAGCCGTGGTCTTCGTACTCCACCCCGCGCAAACCCTTGAGAGGCGCTACTCGCGAAACGTCTCCCGACACCGGAGACATGCGATGGCGAGCCTCTCGGGCGCACGCACGGATCGCGACGCGGAGCATGAACCCCTGCCACGAACCACGTCCGTCGAAGTCATCCTGCGCCAGCCACATCGCCAGGATGGCTGCCTGAGCGAGATCGTCGCTGCACAGCCAGGGCACCATCGAGACGACCTTTTTGCTGGCCTGACCAGCGATCGTTACCATCTGTTTTAGCTCAGCCGGATCGTAGTTTTCCCTGTCATTCTGTCGCACTGGCCTACCTCTTTCGCAGTCTTTCCTTTCGTACCACGCACCCCCCAACACGTCAACGCGCGTCGTCTGTCGCCCCCCGCACCACGTACCGTACTTGTACTTGCGTGAAGTAGTTGACGAGCCACTGCTCCAGCTTCGTCGCTTCCGCAACCGAGGGGTGCGGATCGTTTAGGCGGAACGGCGGCAGCCAGGCGCTCTCCAAGGCTTCGCACACTACGCCGTGCGCGTTTGCGCACTGCATGAGTGCCGCTGCCTGATCTTCGCGCGAGGTTACGCGGATCGCAATATTGGGCACGCAGTGAAACAATCCCAACGGGATGCGTGCGTGCCTGCCCAAAGCCTTCATAGCGAAGGACAGGTCAGTGCTCAGCGGGAACGCCGTGTAGTCGGCGGCAGGCAGCGGTAGCACGAGCATCACTCGTCTCCGTTCGTGGTGGACGTGTCTGCACCCATGATGACGTATCGAGCCCGCACCTGATCGAAGTAGCTGCCCATCCACTCTAGGAAGACCTGCCTGTTGCAGGGCGCTAGGTCTTCCTCGGTGAGCAGCGGGATATCGAGACCGTGTGCTCGCGCACAAGCGTTGGCGAAGTCCACGCGGTCTCGGCCGTCTCGATAGTAGAGAACGCTCCTGCGCGACTTGTCGATGCAGTGCATCCACGACGGCGCTGGAGCGCGTTCGCTGAGAACGCACTTCACCCCGAACTCGATGTCCCACTCGCGGGTGTAGTATGAGAAGGAGCTGAAGGGCATCGGGAGCAGCTTCTCGTAGTTAGGCTCATCCTTCGGTTTCATAGCCCAGGACCGCCGTACGAAGAGCTGTCTGGCTCGATCTCGAACCCCATCAGAGCGAGGTTCGTGTTCCTAGCCTCGAAGTAAGCGAGGAACCAGGACTGCATCTCGTCGGACCACTTAGTCCACTCGGGATTCCACTCAGGGACGCACCACTCGATTCCGAGCACGCGCGCTGCTTCGGGTGCGAACTTCGCCAAGCTGCTCGCGGGCACGCTGTGGCTGTCATCGACCGTCAGCCCGAGCGACGCCACGTATTCCTCGTCGTCAATACGGGGCTTCCTGTTCCACCCCACGTCGAAGCAGGTCAGGTTGAGTGAGTAGTGCGCCTGCATCCGTACGCCGATCACGCGCACCGACGCGCAAGCATTCCACAGTAGGGGCATGCCATTAGTCTCCACGTATGGGATCAGCCGCAGAGGAGTCTGCGATTCATCGTACGGCATCTGCTTCGTCCTCCGGTGCCATCGCTACGATGGCCCTGCGTGTCGCTGCCGCTTCGGTGACCTTCTCCATCCAAGCCACTGCGTCCGCCACGCGAATCGCGGCGCGGGCTCCCTGCGGAGGGTTCGGCAGGTCGTACTCTTCGGAGAGCCACCGAAAGAAGGCGTTGTGATCCGGCAGCCAGGCCCACCCCGCCCCGCGAGCTAGGCCAGGAACCTGTTTGTCGTGCGAGATGGAGAACAAGCTCAGCATGTACTCGTTGCCCACGGGAGCACCCGTCACGAGGTACCGCACAACCTTGTGCAAGAGCTCTGTGTTCACCTGCGCACCTTGCCGGAGCGCGTACTTGTCGATGAGCGTCATCTCGTCACCAGGGGAAGTCGGTTGGCTGCGCAGCCAGAACTCGACGCAGCATGAGCCTGCGACAGGCTTCTGCCTCCGCGCGCACCAACCACCGATGCAAGTTCACACCGGGCCGCTGCCCGACGGGGAAGACGAATCGCGGCATGCCCGTCGCGTTAGCAATGCCGTCGAGCATCGCCTCCATGTCCGTGCATAGGAGCGCGGTGATCGGGGAATCGATGCGCCGCCCCAAGCACATCAGCCCGTTCTGCACCGCCCCTCGCGATGTCGGATACCCCATGAGGGCGATGCTCACGGACTCTACCGAGTAGGTGGTGATTCTCCCGAGAGGGACGCCGGAGATTCGGCGCTTCGCGTTCTGCATGAGGTCTCTCGATCGGATGCTGACCATCTCAATCGCCCGAGCGCTCAAGCCAGCGTGCCAAACGGGAGTCCAGGGCCGCGGCCCACGTCCGCGACTACCCACGGTCTTTCGCTACGCAACGTACTGCGTGGTTTTCCTGCAACCCTTTCACCCACTGGAGCTGCCGCCGGGGGTTGGCGTTGATGGGGGGCATGTCGATCCCGGTGAGCCCCGAGACGAACGCGCGCGCCTTCTCGCAGTCCGTCACCCGCATCAGCTTGTGGCAGCAGGAATCCGGCTGACAGCCGTTGTAAACGACCATCCCCGAGTCCTTCCAGAAGTCGAGCTTGGCCTTGTCCTTCTGATCCGGGTGCCCACAGGGCAGCGTGTTGAAGAACGTCGCGTCATCCCCACCGGGCAGCCTAATCTCGCCGCCCTTGCACAAGACACGGGTGATGGACTGCTCTCGATACTGCGAAGTGTCTTCGGCGTTCCGCGCGGTGGTTTTGAGGATGTGACGGATCATGGCTTTGGCGTTGCGGTTCATTCGGTGACCTCTCGGATGGCTTTGCGCACGACGAAGGACTCAAGGCATTGCTGCACCCACGCTCTCTTCGTGCGTGGGTGCGCTCGGTTGTTTGGGATGGGGAATCCTGATCCCCCAATCGCGAAGATGAGCCCCCGTAGCTGACTGGAGAACGACCCAACGCGGACGACGTATTCGCGCTCGCCGTGCTCGTCGAACTCCAAATTGAGCGAGATTGGAAAATCTCGATTGAGGCCCGCGTACAAGTGAATACCGGGGTTGAGGCGGATAGTAAACTTCGCCGTCGCAAGCACCCGAATCGCCTCATCGCCGTTGCGGTAAGGCGATCGGAGCTCTTGATAGGCGTCGGTCCAACACGCTGCCGTGATGAAGTCGAGCCCATCCCGCGGCGCGGACCACCACTCCGGGGTGCGGTTTCGCTTCGCCACGGTCACTCGGTGACGGCGGCGACGATGCTCGCCCTGGTGTGCAGCTTGTCGACGACGCGAACAGTCCACTCGATCAGGGTCGCCGGATCGAGATTAGCGGGCTGATCTACGTCCGCGATACTGCTCAGCTCCGCACACACTGAGCCTGGGCCGACGAGTGGCAAAGCTCCCGTGGGCCAAGGCTCTTTATCGCTGATAGCGCTGGCCATCTGCACGCGGACTGCCTCGGACGCGCCCATCATCAGGTCGCACCCATCTTTGTCCACCGAGCTGATGTTGCCCTCGATGTAGCACTGACCCCAATACGCCTGTCCGCTGCCGCGCAGGTACCAGACCGCTGCGAACGGAGGGACGTAGAGCGCTCCGTGGATGCCCGGTATGTCACCTCGATCGGCGCCAGCGTAGGCGCAGTTGTCGAACCGCCACCGCCACACTCCCGTCAACCTTGTGAAGATCGCGGACGCGAAGCGCGCGTACTCCACCGCGTACGCGCGCTCAGTTCGTTTGGCTGCGCGAAGCAGCTCGATCCCAGCCATCTTGAAAGGATCGAGGCCCGACTCCGTGAGGAGCGCGTAGTCGCTGCTGAGGACGCCGGATTTACTGGCGCTGCTGAGGACGCCGCATCTACTGTCGCCGTCCCCAAGCAGTTCGATCCACTCATTCGGCGGGTCGATCATCATGCCGCGTCTTCAGCAACCGCGATGGCGGTCAGCTTCGCGTGCGCGACCTTGGTTTCGAGCCCGTTCAAGGCCCCCCGAAGACCATCGAGCTTCGACCCGATGACCTCCTCGAACATGCTGATCTTGCGAGCGTAGGCAGTGATGGACGCCTCTCGGCTCTCCAGCGCTCGGACGCCCACCTTGCCGAGCTCCGCGTCGATCTGCTCGACGTAGGCGTTCACCTCGTTCGTGATGCCTTCGAGGACAGCCCTCGCCGCTTCCCGAGAGTGCATCGCAGGCACCTCTTGGATCGTGCACGCCGTAGCCTTGTGCAGGACCGAGGCAACCTGCTGCCACTCCGCGAGCCCGCCCGCGGAGGGGATGAAGTAGATGCCGCCCGACTCGCGCAAGCGCACTGCCATCAGGCGACGCGCCGTGCTCACGAGCCAGGTGCCCAGGTCGTCGTGGTGGACGTTCTTGAGCTCGTTCGAGTACAAGATCGTCACCGAATCTTCGATGGCTTCGGGCACTGGCGATCCGTCAGGGGTACGGATCACGGGGTCTTTGGTGGGGTCCGCGTTCAAGCACGCCTCGACCACCATCGGGAAGTTCGGACGCCCGCCAGTGGTCTCGCGCTGGAAGAACCCGAGCCACCCCGGCGCGGACCCGGCCTTCACCATCTGGCTCTGCCCGGACACGAGACCGTCCATGGCGCGGCGCAGAGCAGTCTTCGGACTGGTGCGCGGCGGGAGGAGCTGCGGGTTCAACCCCTGCGCGACCCACGCTGCTTCGAGCTTGCTGTAGTTCACGGCCCCCGAGAGGGACCAGTAGGTGATCGAGCCAGTGCTGCCCTGCTTATCCGTTGCGATGATGTCCATGCTTCGCTTCTCCAGTTTCTCTTTCGTACGTTCTCTGTGCGCGGCCCCCCGCGTCCGGTGACTACTCTTCGTCGCCCTTGTCGGCTCCGAACATCTCGCGCATCGCTTCCTTCGCCTGCGCGCTGTCGACCCACTCGATCGCTGCCGCTTCGTCGTTCTCGTCGAAGCGCATCGACATGGTGAACACGTCGTCTCCGCGCTCCATGCGGTACGACCTACCGAGAGCCAGGACGTTCATTACGCCCCCGCGGGTCAGCGACAGGTTGTAGTGGGTCTCGATGTAGTCAGCGACGCGCTGCTCCAGCGGCGAAAGCGTCTCTGCAATGTCGCTCATGGTCAGGGGATTCCTTTCTCGATCACGCGGGCACACCGTGTTTCGCAAGCAACGAGGCGCGGATCGCCTCGTCCTCGGCTCGGTTCGTGTACGTCTCGCCGCACCCATCGCACGAAGCGACGGGTATGTCGTCGGGGTACGGCACCAGCAGCTCTCGGGTGAGCTGGTACATCACGTCGGGACGTGGGCGCATCGAAGTGCGATGACCGCACTCGATGCACATGAACTCGGCTTCGCTCATACCCATGCTCTAATCACTCTCGCATTCCACCGCGTTTCCTGCGGTGGTTCATCGCTTCACCTTCACCCACTCGAACGCCGCGATGAAGATGGCGAGCAGCGCCATCAGCACTACGACCAGCACCACCACAGAAAACTGGACCCACGCGATCAGCACTGTCACGAGCGACGTGCCGTCCGTCAGACGCCACGCCTGGATCGCGAAGCACCCTGCAATGCAGACGACCCAAGCGGCCGCGGCCCACTGCGGCAGGGGTCTCGCCCACGCAGCGAGCTGCAACCTGTGCGGGGGGTCCGCGTGCCTTTCCTGCACGCGGACCAGCTCGTGCTGCGTAGCTTCGAGCTCGCGTTCGAGCTCCCCGATCCTGTCGTACAGCGCCGCAGGATCGACCATACGAATGTGAGACTCGCCCATGTTCACTCCTCCAGCATCGCAACGATGGTGTCCGACAGTCCGAAGCTCTTGAGTGCCTGACGCAAGCGCGCGTTGCACCTGCTGTGCTTCGCAAGGAGCAGCGAGAACTCGTCCCTCTGCCGCTCGGCCTGCGCGAGTTTCTCGCCCGCTTGGTTGGCCCGATTGGCCATCTCCTCAGCGAGCCTGAGCTGCTGCTGATAGCTCTCGTTGAGCTTCTTGCGCTGCGCGACGAGCGACTCGACGCCACCCACCACGTCGTTGTGCGCGAACGGAAGCCCGCGCACTACCCGAAGGAAATCCTCCACCACGCCCTCGGACCAGGGGATCGACGGGTCGAGATCGGGGATCGTGAAGCTCTCGCGCGGGTTCGGCGGCACCGTGTACCAGGTGTCGATGCTCATATCCTCCATAGTCAGCGCGTAGTTCGCTGTGCCCGAAGTCGGGCTGTGGACGTGCCACGCATCACGCTCACCGAGCCCCCACGAATACTTCGTTCCCGGTGCTCCCTCCTTGGCGAGCCAGAGCGCACCCTTCGCGGCTCCACGACGACGGGCCTCCTTGTGCTCTGCCAGCAATGCGATCAGCTTCATGTCGCTCCTCTTTCCTCGGGTGTGATGGGTCGTGGGTTCGTCTGCCGCAGGTAGTCCGCCCACCGATGGGCAACGGGTACGAGGTAGCCGCGCTCCTCTTCGGGAACGAACGGGCCACCGATCCGAGAGCCGGTCTGCATGACGGCTTCAGGCAACAGGATCATTAGAGACCAGCTCGGGTCTTCTCGAAGCATCTCCCCGAGCACTGCGAGGGCCGGGTTCCACATGCACGGGACGCCGAACCACTGCTCGGGTGCCGTGATCCATGCGCGTGCGGTTAGGTACACAAGCTGTCTGGACTCGTAGGTGTCCAACATCTGCTCGGACGAGGACATGAAGGTCGTGCGCTGGAGGTAGTCGTTCGCAGACGCACGGGTCGCAGCCATCACGCCACCAACGAACGAGACGGCAGCGTCCTGCTCTTGGATGATCTCGCCGCGGTTGTACGTCTCGATGGTGCGTAGAGCGCGAGCCACCAACTCGCGCACGCGCTCGTCGCTGACACTCACGACACCATCGCCTTCGTCCGACGAAGCGCCATCTTCGCCTTCGTCCGACGAAGCGCCATCTTCGCCAGAATCTCTGCGACGCGGAGCTCCTCGATGAACCGCCACGGCTCGCATGCTCCGAGTGCGGACAAGGGCCGGTGCTCGAACCGCGACTGGACGTACGGCTCGTTGTCGTGCCGGTGCGCCCAGAGGCAGTCATCGCAGTCGCAATCCCAGATGTTGCACTCGTCGGGAAACCCCGGGTCCAGCGACTCGAAGTGCAAGAGCTCGGGGCTCTCGCGAGTCGCGTTGAGCTCCTTGCGCTTGGACTTGCCGAAGTGCCTGCGCGGGTTCCCGCACATCACGCAGGAGCACAGCTTGCCCTGCGTCTTGCCAGGGTACTTGCTCTTGTAGTGCAGTGGCTTGCGCGAGCGCTGGTGCCGGTCGTAGGCACGGCGCTCCTGCTCGCGACGAATAGCCTTGTTCATGGCTCCTCCAGAGATCACGGAGAGGCACGGAGCGAACCCCGTGCCCTACCGTCATCGCTGAGACAGCGACGATCGAATGGCCCGATGTACTTCTGCCATCAGAGCGACGAGCTCATCCTTCGAGAGGAGCCGCGTCGTCTTGATGGAGAGCTGGGCTTCGTACTTCTGGCCCTCGACCTCCCCCTGCACGCGCATGGATGCGCTGCTGTTCGTGGTCTCGGCGCTCACTCTGAGTACGCCTCGGGCGTGGTCTTCTTGTCGGTGCTGATGTACTTGCCCCACGAGGCAGGCTTCATCGTGTAGTCCCCGCACAGGAGCCAGATGACGTGCGGGTCGGGCTCGTCCTTCGGCGCGGGGCCGCAGCCGTCGGTGGCGAAGATCACCACGTTGGGCTGCTCGTTCTTCGGCATCTTCTCGATGTGATCGAACAGTGGGCGGAAGTCCGTACCGCCGCCGCCCTTCGACTCGCGAGCAATCACTCGCCAGTCAGCCGTGCGGCCCGAGCTCTGCACTTCGGCGTCGATGGACACGAAGGACACGCTGCCGCGCACCTCCGTGAGGATGGACTGCACTTCGGCCATGATCTCGGGCATCAGCCCGCCCATAGAACCCGAAGTGTCAATCGCGATCATCACGTTGGGGGTGGGCTTGTGCCACCCCGCAAGGACCGGGCGACCCGAGCCGAAGCCAAGGCCAGCCTGCTTGCGGTTCGACTTCTTGAACGTGCGGTCCACGTTCCCGGCGACCGCTCGGAAAGCGTTGCGCACGGTCTGCCGAAGCTCGTCTTGCCACCGGATCGTCGGCGGCTTGAGCTCTTCGTCGCTCCAGACTTGCCAGCCGAGGGGCATGGACCCCTGGCCCTTCCCCGCCTGCCGCTTCTTCATGCCCTGCGCGACTTGATCGCGCATTCCCTCCAGCTCGCCCTCAGAGCGCCCGTCCATGCCCCCATCGCCCTGCTCGCTGCCCGAAGCGTCACCCTCACCGTTCGGCTGTGGCTGCCCGCTCGGTTCGTTAGGGCCAGGCGCCCCGCCAGCGCCCGAACCACCGCAGCCACGGGCGGTGCCGTGGTTCACAGGGGGCGCCTGGTTCTGCGCCCGCTGCTGCATGATCTCGTTGTAGTACCACTCGGCTGACTTGTGGCTTTCCAGCTTGAAGTGGCTCGGTGTCAGCAGCCTGCACGGCTGCCCGTTCTCGTCGACGGACTCCATCGTCCATCCAGCGGCTTCGAGATCGTCGTTGATCTCGCAGTCAGCCGCCTCGTTGAACACCTCGGGGTTGAAGGCCCCCGCTCGCGCCCTGTCCGAGTGCCGAAAGAGGACGTGCAGCGACTTGTTCAGGAGCAACACGGCGAGCTGCTCCGCGGTGAGATGGTCGATGAAGTCACGACGCCAGTACACGACGCCTCGACGCGAGACGCCGATGCCCATCGGCTGCGACTCCTTGTCGACCTCGCGGAAGATCATTCGGATCACGAGGCTGGTGAAGTACGGGTTCTTGTGCGCGATCATCATGCGCGCGACCGAGAGCTTCTGCTGTGCTGGCAGGCTCTTAGTCGCTTGCGCCAGGTTCATTCCCATCGTTGCTTCTCCCTATTCGAGTTCACCAATGGCTGCCTTGTGCGTGTCGGGCAGCCCATCGACCAAGCCGCAGGCGTTGCACTTCATCTCGCAAACGGCCCGCGACAGCTCCAGGTTCGTGCTCCGCACATCTCCGATGCGAAAGCAGTTGATCGTCTCTCCGGCGTACATGCCGCCGTCCCACCCGATGCTCGGCGCGCAGTGCCCGCCCCTGCCCATCATCGCCCGCACGCGGATCATGGCAACGGCTTCGCCGATGTCTCCGAGGCTGCGCGTGAGGCTGCGGACGTTGAACGAGCTCGGAGAGCCCTTGATTGGAAGGGGATGTGGCCCCGACTTGCGAGCCAGTCGCCCGAGCGGAACAAGCGCCGTGAGCGAGTCCACGTACCCGAGACGAGGCATCTCGATCCGCGGTGGAGCCTTCGGGTAGAAGCGCGGATCGTTCGTCACTTGCACCATCAGGGCGCGTGGCACGATCGCGTTTCGCAACGCTTCGTCGCCAAGCCACATCCCGTTGGTGATGATCGTGACCACGAACCGCCGCTCCAACGCGCGCTCGAAGTAGGCGAGAAAGTCAGGGTGCTCGGAGCACTCGCCACCCGAGAGGAGCAGATGCCTCGGCGCACCCGCCGCGTAGGCTTTCGCCTCGACACGCTCGGTGAGATCGAGCGCCGCCTCGAAGGTCTCGCGCGTCATGTGCTCGCCCGCGATGGTCGAGTCCTCCATGCAGTGCTTGCAGCCTAAGCTGCAAAAGTTCGTGATCTTTAGGAGCACGGAGGGGCTAGCCCCCCGCCATAACCGCCAGAATGGCGCGCGGCCCACCCACGAGCGCAGCCTCCGCGACCCTCGCGCCCATGTGTGCGAACGGGCCGAGGTTGGTTGTGCATCTCATGTCCCCGTCGAACTCGAAGTGAGCGAGAATGGGGATGCTGTTCTTCTCGCAGCAGGCGATGATCTGATCCATCAGCGGACCGATCTCGGTGTCGTAGATGACTTCCTTCGGCCCGCGGGTGTCGTTCGGGTCGCCCGCGACCTTGGGCTGCTGGTGCGGCGAAGGATCGAGCAGATCGTCCAGCTTCTCCTTGAAGAGAGCCGCCTTCTTCAAGATGGCTTCCGGCCCTTCGTAAGCCGAGTTGAGCATCTCGGCGTTCAGACGACGGAGCTCCTGCACCTTCAGGTGGTCGATGGCTGCCTGCTTGTGCGTGGCGACCATCTCTACCTTCGCTCCGCACGCCTTCATCTGTGCTTCTGCCTTCTGCTTCTCGTCCATGTCACTCTCCCGATCAGGCCCTCGCACAACGCGAGCGCTCACGGAGAAGCGCGTGGTTGGTGCCGCGCGCTCTACCGTCGGAGCTCGCGCCTAGTTCGAGCCGAACGTGTTGACCTTCGGGTCGACCGGCTGCGTGAACTTCGTTTCCCCCTTGCCCGCACGTTCGCGCTCGTCGCGCTTCTTCTTGATGAAGTTGGCTGACTCGATCACTACCTGCCGCATCGCGACCGGGTAGTTCTCTGGATTGCCGAAGAGCACACCCGAGGCCGCCAACAGACGCGGCTCCGTGATGTCCTGCATGTCCATCACGACACCGCCACCGATGACCCCTTCTTCGATGCGCTCCCCGTTCCCGATGTCGAAGGCAAAGATGCCTTGGACACCGTGCTGCTTCGCCGCCGCTCGCAGATTCTCGATAAGCGGCACCAGCTCCTTCTCGAAGGCTTCTTCCTTCGGCCCCTTCGCGGGGCGCCCGGTGACGACCTCACCTTCGACACGCACCGCCGCTACTTCAGCAAAGAGACTGGCGATGTCCTGACTGCTGAATTGCACCAGCGGTGAGGAAGTCTTCGCGCCCTCTGCGGGCTTGGCGTCGGGCTCCTCACGCCGCTGCGTGCACGCAGGGCAGGGGCACAGCCCCTCATTCGCCTTCATGCGCATCACACGACCTAGGTGCATGAGGTCTGGGTCTGGAGTGCCGCAGCACGCCTCCGCGGCCAGGACCATGCCGGGGTGCAACGGCGGAATCATCCTGCCGTGCGAGTCTCGCTGTCCGGCGAGGGTGAACACCGAGGCGATGGCTTCACCCTCCTTCGCGGCCACTCGATCGAGCTCGATGACGCTCACCCACGGGATGCCCTCGGCGTTCGCCAACGCTTCGAGCTGCTCGATCAGCGGCTTCATCTTCTGCTCGAAGAAGCGCTGACGCGGACCGCCATTCGCGTCGAGCATTCGCGCAGCGTCCTTCAGCGTCTTCGGAATCATCGAGTCGTCGTCCTCATCCATGACTTTCTCCCGCACGAGCCGACCGTGGCCCCTGTGCTCACGGAGAGCCCACGCATGCGCATGCGTGGGCCTACCGAGAGCACAGGGGCTAGATGCGCCCAGCCGCCTTCATGTGCGGAGCGATCTTCGAGATCGCCGCATTGCCCTCGCGGGTAGTCGAGAGGCGAAGCTCGGGCTTCGCGGTCTCGGCCCGCAAGATCGCCCCGACGCCGGGGATCACCAGGTCGGTCGCGCTCTGGTCGGCCATCTGCCCGATGAAGCGCCAGAAGGCGTCCGAGCGAACCTGGCGGCGACCCGCGTTGTCGTCGCCGAGGAGCGACGCCGCCATGGAGCTCGAAAGAGCGAGGGTGCGATCGAGACGGTGCGGCTCGTGCTTGAAGGTGATCTTGCCGTCCATCACTTCGTCGGGATCAGGAAGGTCAGCGGTCGCGGTCCAATTCGCGAACTCTTCGCTGATGCCCTGGCCCACGTAGGCCGCGATCAGACGGTCGCGGTACATGCTCGCGGTGCCTTGCACGATCGAGCTCGCGAAGGCGTTGGTCGCGTTCGACCACGAGCGGTGCGAAGGCCAGCGCATCGCGTCGAGATACGCGGCGCCCGCCTTGGGCATGGCGTGGAGATGCTGCGCGCGGGAGCGCAGGAACGCGGTCACGAGCCCCGCCGCCTTCGCGTAGGCACCGGCCCACGCCGCGTCGACGCGCTGCTCCTCGGCCACGATGTCGATGGTCACCATGTTGGAGCTCGCGCCGCCGCCCTGCGCCAGCATGTAGTCGGTCCACTGCCCGACGCTCGGAGGCGCCCACTCCATGTG